GATGGCGGCTTGGCGGTCGTTGGCGACCGTGATCCGCGCCTGTGGATAGCTGGTGAGCGTGATGTAGCCTGGCGGAGGTACCGGTTCAAGCGTCAAGATGGCAACGCGGAAGCCGACGCTCGCGGTGAGGCTACCCGCGGTGAGCTTGTGAGCCGTGAAGGTCGCTGCGAATCCCGCTGATGCCGAGAGCGCTGCATCGGCGATCTTGCGGCCTGTAGTCGTGCTCCTCAGAGCGCCCGACACGGCCAACGTGCCAGCGCTCGCCTTGTGCGCCTGAAGCGCGTCCGCTAGACCAGCGCTCATGGCCATCCCGCCATCTGCCTGCTTGTTGCCCACCGCCAGCGTGTCGAGTCCGAATCTCAGCAGCAGCGCTCCGCTGTACGATTCTTTCGCAGCTTCAAATTTCCAACCCGAGTTGCCTGAGACGCTGGTGGAGTTGGCTCCTGCGTACCATTCTGCGCCGCCTTCTGCTGCGGAGTCTTTCAGTTCTAGGTAGTTGAGTGCGACCACTCCCGAAGCTTTTGTGAGTTTCCAAGGTTTGCCCGCTTCGGTGCTTTCCATCTTGACGAGGCTGCCCGATTTGGCGTTCGTTGTGAGCGAACCCGTGATCGTCTGCGTGGTGCCTTGGGTGAACTTGGTGGCTTCCGCGTTACCTGCGGTACTGAGGGTCAGCGTGCCGAACGTGTTGCTGCCTGTGATCGTGATGGCTGGGACGCCGAGGACGACCGTGCCGTAGGTCCCACCGCCTCCTGCGAAGGTTCCCGCTTTCCAAGCCCCGACGATTTCGATTGTCGCTTCCGCCGCTTCGAGCGTGCCCGAAGCGAATTCCCAGAGGGCTGTCGTTGTGCCGCCGGTGATGACCACTGTGCTTTTGCCGAGGACCAGCTTGCCGGTGGCCAGGCTTACTTTGCGCGCCTTCAGCGTGTTTCCGTTGGTGACGACTTCCCCGGCGCCAAATGCGATCAGTTCTTCTTCGCAGTTGACTTCTTCGAGGAGTTCCCACTTGCCACCTACGGCTCCGAAGGAGACTTTTTTGGGATGCTTTCCGCCTAGGCTGACTCGTTCAAATGTGCCCGAGGTCGAGACAAAGTTGAGGCGCAGGCCGCTCACACTCATCGAGGCGCCCAGTTTGATAGCCAGGCCACCGTTGCTCGTCGAGTAGCCGATCGCAAGAGTGGCTGTCGCTGCCAGGGTTTGCGTATAGGCGCTTGCTTCGAGGCTGCGGCACTTGGCTTCGGCTGAGATCGTGATGGAGCCCGAACCGGCCCCAAGCACAACGTCGTCTTTTTCGCCAGGAACTACGCCGCCTTCCCAGGCTGTCGTTTCGCTCCATTTGCCGCCCGCTGCGGAGGCTTCGATGGTCGCCACAACTACGCAACCGGGTTAGCTTCGAGCTTGTCGCTCGTGACTTTGTATTCGCCTTCCCCGGTGAATTTCTCAGCGTGTTCGAGTTTCGCCACGGCGTAGACACCAGTGGCACCCGAACCCGCGGAGGCTTTTTCCCACCAGCCCGCATAGCCGACTTCTTCGCCCGCGGGCACTTTGATCGCCTCAGCGGCGGTGTCTTCGATTTCGCCGTATTCGGCGGTGCCCCAGGTGGCTTTCACGCGGGCGTAGGATCCGCCCGACAGCTCAACGAGCACGCCGAATTCGGTGGCGGTCGTGACTTCGTGACCTGCGACTTTGATCGCGGTGCCCGATTCCTGCTCTGAGAGTTCAAAGCTGTTGGTCGCTTCCCCGACGACGTAGTAGGGGCGAGTGATGACCAGGGCACCCGTCACGCTGGCGGTGAGGGCCGTGCAGACGACGACCGCACCGTTGACGAAGCCTTTGGCTTTCGCGCCGGTCATATTGAAGACCGTGCCGTTGAGTGCGGTGGACGAGGTCACGGCGTAGGGCGTGGGGTTCTTGAACAGCCCCACGTAGGCCATCTTGCTCGTTGCGCCTTTCAGCGCTTCGTTCTTGCCGTAGGCGGTCAGGGGCATGCGTTCCTCCGTTCAAGGGTTCGCCGCCTACTGAGAGGCGGCGCCGGCCGTCGCGCCGGTAAGAGGTGGCGCTAGCGGCTCAGCTCAGCTATTTGAGAAGCGATAGCGAGCGGCTGGGCTCGGTGCGCTTCTGGAACTGGGCGAGCTTCTCACCGAGGAACTCGCGCACCTTGGCTTGGTCGAGCACGAGTTTCGAGGCTCCGAGGGTGAGCGCGATGCGGTCGCGATAGGTCGAGCGGCCGGTTTTCTCGAAGTGCTTGAGCAGGACGGGTGCGGCCTCCTCGAGCAAGGGCCTCAGGCGGTCGATTTCTCGCTTGGCGTGCTCCCATTGCTCTGCAGCCTCGGCGAGGGTGAGCTTGCGCTTCTGCACTCGGTCGGCGGTCATCGCATCCCCCAAGGGTCAAGGTCCGGTCGAGGGTTACAATGATAGTGCAGACGACGCCTGAAACGAGGGAATATGAGCCGCTCGCCGAGCCATCCAGATTTGCTCGCGGGTCATGCCGTGGTGCGGCTCAAGACCGGCGAGTCGTTCGTCGGCGAGATGGTCTACGACGGCCGAGCGGTATCAGGGTCGATGAGCCTGCGCGTCATCGTGAACGGCGTCGTTGAGTACCGACCTCCGAAACAGCGAACGGTCCCGACCCACGTCATCAGAGAAGTGGTCTGGGACGATGATGCTGTCCAGCGCGAGTGATAGAAGGTGTTTACACCTTCCCCTCGACTGATCGGAGACACGATGCCCACAACCGAGCACGCCATCGAGAACGACTCGATCTTGAAGAAGCTCCTGAAAGGCCCGAAGACGCGCAAGCAACTCGGCGTGACCCGCTACCGCCTACAGCAGCTCATGGCGGACAAGCTCGTCAAGAAAGGCGGAGAAGTCAAAGTCAAGGGCTCGGTCGCTCGGAAGGCCGTCGCCTACGAGTTGACCGCGAAGGGGCTCAAGCGGGCTCAGAAGCTCGCCTGATGCAGCGCGTAGCGATAGGCCAGCTCACGTTCCAAGCGGCGCCCGCGCGTCGCAAGACGGAGGTCCCGCTGATCTCAAGCGTCAGCGTCAGCGGGACCGTGATCGAGGCAGCGATGGTCGCGATGCAGCACGCTCTCGACTCCAAGGAACCCGTCGTGCAGCTCGACCACGGCGAGGAGGTCGTGGTGTCGATCGCCACGCCGGAGGGCGAGGTCATCGGACAGGCACGCGGCACGGTCGGCGTCTCGTTCGCCGACAAGATGATCGAGGGCGTGGGATACACCGTGCGTCAGCACAAGGTGAAGCTGTAGCCGTGAGCCGGACGATCGCGCTGCCCGACACGCTCTCGCTGCTGCTCGCGATCGAACGGGCCGGCGAGCAGAACCCCGGACCTCGCAGGGATGACAACTACGAGTACCGAGGGCCTGCGGGCTCGGCGGATGTCGAGCGCATCGCCGAACATCTCGGCTGGCGTCGCTGGTATGACGACGGGTGGCACGTCGAGGGCGAGTTCCCACCCGAGCGGATTCGAGCCGCATGCAAGCGTCTGCTACCCGATGAGCTGGTGTTCGAGCACCGGCCGAAGCACGGATGCGTCCACTATTCCGTGGCGCCCGAGGGCGAGCAGGAACTGGTGTACCGCGCCGAGGAGCTGCCCGAGTTGCCCGAGTCACCGGAACATCACCGCTGGCGCAAGGCTCGCGAGACCGCGCTGCGCAGCCTGCCGTCACTGAGGACCGCCGTGCGTACCACCGCGCAGCGGGCGCACGGATGCGCCGACACGGACGACCTGGGCCAGCTTGTGCGACGGGTGCCGCTGGTCGGTGAGATGTATCGCAAGGGAGCGACCTCGCGCGTGACCGTGGGCGATGACGTCGAGTGCGCCGTCGAACAGCTCATCGAAGCGCTGGAGGACATCCACGCAGAGGAGCCGTCGTAGCCGACCAAGCCTCCCTCGCTGATGACGCACGCGCCCGCCGAGACGAACGGATCGTGGCGCGCTTGGAGCAGATGCGCAACCTCGTGGCCGACTTAGAGGCTCGGCTTCCGGGGTGGCGACGGGAGATCGAGGGACTGCTGGCGGAGCTGCGGCGATGATCGAGCGCTGGCTGTGTTGGCTCAATCGCACCGGCAAGCAGACGGGCCTGCGCTTCGCTCTGTGGCGCTGGCGGGCAGCACACGAAGATCGCACGCGGCTCAAGCAGGAGGTTCGACGGCTGGAACGCCTACTCGCTGAGCTGCGCGGGTGATGGGCGTAGCTCGGATCCGGTGCCACTTGGCCGGGGCTCGTCTTGGTCATCGACGGGCGCTTGGCGGGCGGCACGATCCGACGCATCCAATATAGCGCCGCTGTCGAGAGCGAGTTCGGCCTGGAGCTTGAACAGCTCCTTGCGGATTAGGTTCGCGCGGTTGCCTGCCTTGACCGTGACCATCACATCGCGGCAGCGTTCGGCATCGGCTGCCATGCGCGAGACGAGCAGCTGGGCCGGCGTCAGGCGTTTCTCGCGTGCCGCTAAGCGGGCTCGAGCGAGATCCTCGGCCAGCGGCGCCAGGTACTCGGGATCTCCAGGCACGGATTGACGTGAGGCCACCGTCGTAAACCCGCCGTCGGCTGAGAGGTAGACCCCCGTGTCGTCGAAGGCTTCGCGCTCATCGCCGCGGATGAAGTGGATGATCCACGTCTCTGATTCGCGGTCGACCTGGCGCACGGTGATCGTGGTGGGCTTCGGGTCCCACCGTTGCACGCGGTCGATGAGCCATAGCACTGAGCGGGCGTGGGATGGCTGCTCGCCGGCGCGTGCCAGGAACCGCTCAAACGGGATCGGCGGGTAGAGGCGCTCGACTTTGCCCACGCGCGTCGGGCAGCGCTTGAGCTCTCCGAACTTGCCGTGCCTCACCGGGAGTTCCAGCAGGCGCTTGCGGACCTTGCGGTCCAAGATTGCATCGAGGTCGGCCTGCGAGACGATCACAGCTTGCTCGGGTCTATGACGTGCCAGGTTGTCGCCGCGCGGAGTCGAGCGACGCCGTCGGCACGCCGCGGCGACGGGTCCCACACCAGCTCACGGTCGTTCATCACGACGGCATGTAGACCCCACTGGATGCCAAGGAACCGCTCGTCCGGCTTGCCGTGGCACCACTCGCAGTCAGGGTCGCCACCGGGCGTGCGGTCAGCGCAGCCGCAGCCGCGCATGATCTCATCGGGGATGCGAGGGCTATGAACGCCAGCGATCCAGTATCCGAACTCGCGGTGATCGCCGAGCTCGGGCCAGTTGCGCCACCCCTCGCCCGTCTGGTCCCAGTCGTCCTCGATCTTCGTGAGCGACGTATGGACACACCGGAGCGCCGGGTACTGCTCGGTCGTCCACGTCATCAGGTCTTGGCCATAGCCGGTGCCGGTCGCATCGGCCTGACTGATCGGGATCTCGAAGATGGACGCGACGCACGCCGCGACGCAGTTGCCACGGCTCGGACCGAGCGGGTGATCGTCGGCCCGGTAGAACCGAGTCTGCTCGACAGGGATCATCGACCGTCCAGTATCGCCCGATGGCGGGGTTTACACCATCACTGACGGCGCCCGCGCATCTTCGCCTTCAAGTCCTCATTGCGCACGCTGAGGTAGATCGCGGTGGTGCGAATGTCCGAGTGGCGCATCAACTCCTGCACGTCGCGGATCGTGAACCCCTCGCTAAGCAGCGTCGTGGCGAACGTGTGGCGGAGCTTGTGCGGCCACGCGTGCTCGATCTCGGCCTTGCGCGAGCGGCGGTCGATCATCGCCCACACTCGGCGCCGGTCCAATGGCTCGCCGCGCTGGGCCGAGCGGACGCACACGAACAGGTGGGGCTTGCCGGCGGCGTAGGCGCGGCGCGTTGCCTTCCAGCGCTCGAGCAGCTTGAGCGTCGTCTCGTCGACGTAGATCACGGCCTCCTTAGAGCCCTTCGTGATCTCCGGGCGCAGCCTGATCTCGCCCTCGCGCCAGTCCACGTCGCGCACGTACAGGCCGCAGACCTCCGAGACGCGCAGGCCCGCCCTGACCATGAGCTCCATCATGCAGCGGTCGCGCAGGCCCGTCGGCGTGTCGAGGTTCGGCATCTCAAGCAGCTGCTCGAGTTCGGCCGAGAGTAGGGTTTTCGGGAGCCTGCGCACCCTTCCCGTTGTACCGTCTGAGCGGACATTTGCCCGGATGCCGGATCGCAGGGGTTCGGCGACGATAGGGGAGACAAAGTCAACTCAGAATGTCCCCTGCATCGAGCGCCGGAAGGCGCGGAGCGGGGTTCCGTCCCCTCTATTTAGCCGGGCCGGCTAGGGGGGTGCGGGGAGGTGTCGTGCGTATTCACGCGGCCTTCGCCCGCTTGCGTTTGGCGGGTTTCGCCGCTGCCTTGCGACGGGGTTTCGCCGTAGGCTTGGTCGGCTCGAGGGGCGCGTCGAACAGCGACGGGACGATGTGGTTTGCCTCGGCGATGTTGCGCGCGGCCGTCTGCCAGTAGGAGCGCTTGAGCTCCACTCCGACGTATCGCCGGCCGAGTCCTACGGACACCACGCCTTCGGAGCCCACACCCGCGAACGGCGAGAGGATCAGATCGCCAGGTGCGCTCCACAGCTTGATCGCGCGCTCGATCACGCCGAGCTGTAGCGGGCACAGGTGGCGCTCGTCTCGCTCATCTCTCGCCGCCGAGACATTGAGCACGTCCGTCTCGCGGATGCCGCCGGGGTAGTCCGGGCCCGCTCGATACCAGACCGGCGCCGCCCACTCGATCCACTCCTCGGGCGTGATCCAGCCGTCCGTGTTGCCGTAGCGCTCGGAGATTCCGGCGGCGATTGGTTGGGGGTTCTCGCCCGGCTTGCGGAATTGCAGCAGGTAGTCGGCCTGCGCCATGCGCATGTTGGCCGAGTCCTTCGCGAGCGTCTTGAACAAGAGGCCCCGGTCCTTCGTGCGGATCGCCTTGACCTGCGGGTCCTTGTCGATGCAGACCTCGCCGTAGTAGGTCCAGCCGCCCGCTTCCATCGCGGCGATCGTCGCGCCGCGGAAGTCGCGCAGGCCGATCTCCTCGCCGTCGCGCTTGCGGGTCTGCGCCTGGGCCAGGTGGATCGCCACGGAGCGCCCGGGCATCGTCACGCGCAGGAGCTCGGGCACGAGGTAGCCGAAGTGCTCGATCATCTGCTCGACGGATTCGACGTTGCCCATGTCGCGCGCCTGGTCGGTGTAGACGTACATCGACGGGAAGGGCGGCGAGAACACCGTCAGGCCCACGGAGTCGGGCTCGACCTCGGCGAGCCGCTCCACGCAGTCGCCGAGCATGAGCCGCCAGCCCTCGCCCTCGGCGTCGTCTGACTCATAGACGCCCTTCGCCAGGTGCTCGAGCGTGCGGTCGCTCATGGCTTGCAGCAGTTCCTCGGCCATCTGCTCTGCCCTCCGTTGCTTGGATTCGATGTTGCGGACCACCGCGCCCTCGACGTCGGCGGTGACGACGTAGACCTCGACGGGCCGTGTCTGCCCGAAGCGCCAGCAGCGGCGCACGGCCTGGTAGTAGCGCTCGAATGAGTCCGAGAGCCCGACGAACACCATGCGCGCGCAGCGCTGCCAGTTCATGCCGTGGCCGCAGATCGAGGGCTTTGAGACGAGCACCTGCACATCGCCGTCGGCGAAGCCGAGCAGCGCCGATTCCTTGTGCTCCTGCGAGTCCGCGCCCTTGACCTCGACCGCTCCGGGGATCAGCTTGGCCAGCTGCTCGGACTCGGAGTTGAGATCACACCACAGCAGCCATTGCTCGCCCGGCTCTTTGGCGACCAGCGCGGCGGCGGCCTTGACGCGATCGTCGCGCGTGTCCGCTCGCGCTTTGCGGCGCTCGGAGAGCGTGCGCGCCTCGCCGCGGAACAGCGTCTCCGCCTCCTGCTCGTTCTCAGCCTCGACGCCGATCTGGTGGACGCTCAGCGGCGGGAGCTCATACAGCTCGTCGCCCTCCGGGAAGCCCACGTCGGAGGGCCGGCGCATCGCCATCGCCCATGAGGCGACCCAGCGCCAGAAGTCCGTCTCGGCGTGCCGCTTCATCCGCCACTTCTGCGTCGAGTTGCCGTCCTGCGTAAAGAACAGCGCCATCATCTCCTTCGCGCTCAGGACCGATAGGAACTCGGAGTGCTGGCCCAGCTCGAGGTAGTCGTTCGGCGCGGGCGTGGCCGTCGCGCAGAGCCGGTAGGGCAGCAGCGAGGCGAAGTCCGTCAGGTCCCGGCGGGTCTTGCCGTCGAAGCTCTTGAGGATCGAGGACTCGTCCAGCACGATCGCGCCGAAGTCTGCGGGGTCGAAGCGGTGCAGCCGGTCGTAGTTGGACACGGTGATGTAGCCCTCGGGCTCACCGCCGGGCGAGTAGGCGGCCTCGGCGCCGACGTCGGATGCCTCACGGACGATCTGCTTGGAGACGGCCAGCGGCGCGAGCATGAGGACGGGTTTCGCCGGGACCGCCGTCGCCCACGCGAGCTCCATGCGGGTCTTGCCGGTGCCCGTGTCTGCGAACAGCGCCGAGCGGCCCCGCTTCAATGCCCGTTCCACGAGCAGGTGCTGCCACGGGAACAGGTCCCAGCGCGGCGCCTTGGCCTTGGCCTCAGCGACCGGCACCAGCGCGCGCATCTTCGACGCGACGAACTCCGCGTAGCTCACGCGCGCTCGCCATACGTCTTGTCGAGCCAGTAGGTGAGCCCGTTCGTCGCCGCCCATAACTCAGTCTCGGCAGGGATCGCGGACCGGGGGATGCGCAGCGTCTTGGTCTGATCGAGGGCGAGATGGTGACGCTTGCACGCGGGCCGCCAAACAGCGGGTGCCCAGAGAATCAGCTTGGAGCGGGACACCTCGCGGCGGATCACCTGCTCGCGGATCAAGTGCGCCCGTTCCATCCGGCCGGAGCAGGAGACGCCCGGAGCGAACTGAGCCAACCAGCACGCCGGGATCTCCTCGGGCAGAGCACCGAACACGTACAGCGTCTCCCTCTCTCGCTTCCCCTCGCGCTCGGGCTTGGGGACGGGGAGGACGTGGGCCTTGGCTTGGTCGCTGGTGGTGGTCATCGCAGCTTCACAAGGTCAGCGATGGTCGTGATGAGCTTGTCGTCGGCATCCGCTAGGCGCTCGCAGAGATCCTCCGGTATGCGATCCGAGTACAGGAACGCGGCTGCGGCGAGGGTGTCGCGGATGCCGACCCTCGCGCACTTCTCGGCGTGGACGCGCGAGCGCTCCTGATCCACCACGACGAACGCATCCTCCGCTGTCCGTCCCTCTTGCCAAGACTCGATCCTCAGCGCAAGATCATCGACCGGCACGACAAGCCATGCTCGGCCTCGCTCGCCTGCCTTGGCAGTGTGGGAGGGGGTGGGGGTCACGCGGCGGCGACCTCCCAGCGGAATCGTTCCTGCGGGTCGCCGGGATCGCGCGGGCGCGTCGGAGTGGTCCACTCGCGGCCTTTGACCTCAGCCACGATGCGCAGACCAGCAGCGCGCAGGCTCGCGCCGCTCTCCGATTGCAGGGTGTAGGTGACGAGCTTCGTGTAGCCGAGCGCCCGAGCTGCGCGCCAGCAAGCGCCATACAGGAACGAGCAGGCGTTGGGTGTGCCCGTCGTGCAGAGCCGTAGAACCTCGACCGTCCATCCATCCTGTAGGCCGCCAGCGACCGGACGCCCGACGATCGCCACTCCCACCAGCTCATCGCCAAGCGCCGCCCCGAGCGCGAAGCGGTAGCCGACCGTGACCTTGGAGTGTCGGTGATGACGTTCGACGTAGGCGTTGGCCTCGTCGCGCATCATCGGCACGATCCGCAGTCGCTCGCTCACCCCCTCGCCGCCCTCTCGTGAGCTTGCTCCGAGACGATCCGGCAGAGAGCGAGGAATCCGAGGTAGGCGAGATAGATCGTGGGGGCATCGGCGTACCTCCAGAGCCAGAGCTCCGCATATGTCGCTTGGATGGCGAGGTCGCCGCTCATGCCACGCGCTCAAGTGCCAGCAGCTCATCCAGCCGCGCCTCGACCTCGGGGCGCTCAAGCTCCTGCCCGAGATACACGCTCGCGTAGTACCCGGCCACGTAGGGGCGGAACCACTCGGAGTGCGACCACGGCCATATGCGGTGCATCTGGACCTTGCCTTGGATCTGCAGATGGCAGCGTTGGCAGAGCGCGGCGAGGTTCCACCAGCGGCAGTTGGCCTTGTTCATGTCGAGGTGGTGGACGGTGAGGATGCGCCAGGCCGCCTCGATGCGGCACGTCGGGTAGGCGTTGCGGATGTCGGCGAGCTTGGCAAGGGGGTCGAAGGGTCCTTCGCGCAGCACGTCGCCATCGGGGGTAATCAACCGGAACGGGCCGTCGTGCTCGCACCGCTCGTCGCAAGCCGACCACTCGCCGGCACCCTTGGCGTACGGATGAAGGCAGCGAATGCAGCGGTGTGCGGCTTCGATCCGCACCACCTCCTTGATCCCCGCGTCCGCGCCGTCCCCCAGCGGCCCAAGATCCGCGCGATGCCACTCGGGCGGGTAGCCATCCGGGCCAAGCTCATCCGGCGCGTAGACGCGGAACACGCTCATCGCGCCTGCACCACGAACCGATCCACCGGAGCATCCGCCAACCCGTTCTCCCACTCCGCCTGCCGTACAGCCACGCCCTCGTCCTCATAGGGTCCTGCAACGGGGAGTCCTGTCCTTGAGTTAACGACGTAGAAGCCGGGGCGTTGGCTTCGCTGGGCGAGCTGGGCCATCGCTGCGCGGTTCGCCCCTTCGCTTGCGGGCCTCATCGAACGCTCCATGTGCCGGTCGGATGACGGCGGGCGTGGGGCGAGCGGGCGAGCGCGGCAGCTACGGCCTGGTAGGAGACGGGTTTGTATTTCTCTGATAGCTCCCTGGCGATCTCGCGAGGGAAGGATTGGCCGAGTCTGACCAGAGAACCGACGACCATGTTGTCGAAGCCCGGACCATCGGCGAGGGAGCGTTCGCTCACCGCTCGACCTCATACTCGTGATCCTCTACAGCCTCGGGTGAGAGCCCCCGTTCGTCATCCCACACGACAAGAGGAAGGTCTAGCGATGGATCATGGGAGACGACCACCCCGCGTGCCCACCGTCGGTGCCCCTCCCCATCACACACGGAGCGAGTGCGGGACTCCACGCGGGTACCGGTGGGGATGCGGCGGCGGAGGCCGAGCTTCTGTATTCGTTCGCGGTCGGCGGCGGCCTTGAGCGTGCGGTTGAACTCCTCGCGGCTCGGGGTGAAGTGGGCTCCCTCGCGGGAGAATGAGGCGGAGGGGGTCACGACACGGCCTCGCGCAGATCGTCCAGGCTGACGGTGATCGATTCAAGGCCGCTTTGTGTCGGGTTGCCGAGACGCACGCGCCCGTCGTCCAAGAGCGTGACGCCGACCTTGCCGCGCCACGTCTCGGTCCGGTCGAACTGGCCGACGCTCGCTATCTCCGCGTCGATCTGGACCGTGCGCTCAACGCTCACCCTCTCACCGCCCGCCGCTTGATCGTCAGTTGGACGGTGCCCGACTTCGGCCACACCTGCTGCGAGGAGATGTGCCAGTCCTGGGCGGTGAACACGAGGTATTTGTCCGCATCAAGGTCGCGGCGCTCGACCTCCTGTCCATCTTCGTAGATGGGGTATCCACTTAGATGGCCCGTCATGGGGACCGTTCCCGTCCCATAAACCAGTCCGCTACGGCTCGACCCTTCGGCTTCCACTCTTCGCCTCCAGGCGTAAAGACGCGCACGCTGCGGCCTGTGCGGGAAGCATAGATGTGCAGTTCCTTCCCAGCGTCGCTCTTGATCGAGACGCATACACGCCCGTCGGGCAGCGAAGTTGCACGCTGGACTAGTAGCGCCCCGAATTGGAAGCCATATTGCGTGTGCGAGCCCCGGTTTTTCTCCCGGCTCACGGGACCAGCTCCTCGACGCGAAGATGCAGGGCGCGAGTCTCGCGGCAGAGCCACGCGTCGCACTCCCCAAAAGGCTCGATGTGCTGCGGTGAGCCGTCGCGGCGGTGGACCATCTCGGCCAGCTCCCAGCCCCACACGTCCAGCTCACGCAAGAGCGTAAAGGCGCTTTTCAGCTCGCCCGTCATCGCTTCGATGTCTCGAAGTCGCGCCTGGTATTTCGCCTCCCAGCCGTCCCACTCGCGGTGCAAGCGCTCGTCAAGCGCGTCATAGGCCGCTGCGTCTACTACCTCGGCCCCGACGCTAACCTCGGGACCGACCAAGATGATGCCGCCCGTGAGTGGTTCCGGTTTTGCTAGGTCGAACCGTGGCAGCGATGCCACCGTCCATCGCGATACTTGGTTGCCTGTATCAGACACCTTGCGCCCTCTCCACCGACTCCTTCAGCACACGGCGTCCCACAACAGTCAGCCGCCACACCGGCAGTCGGCCCACATCCATCGGCGAGACGAGATGTTTGCTCGCTAGTTCGCGAGCTACGACGTACTCCTCGCCCGCATTGCCTGCGTACTCATCGCCAAGGTTGATCGACTCTAAGAGCGCAAGCTGCTTCGATGTGAGGATTGTGAGCGGGGTCATCGCTCAAGGTCCCGCGCGTAGCGAGCTGCGATCCGCCAGTCTTCGGTCGGTTGAGTCTGCTCCCCCTCCGCGTAAGGCAGCTCGACCTCCTCAACGACGATAAAACGCTCGCTCTTCCGCCGCATCGGGAGCGGCTCATAGGCTGCGATTGCGAGGCTCTTTAGATCAAGCAGGAACCGCCGTGGCGGTTTACGACCGGACGGACTAGTGGTTGCCCGGGGATCACGCACTAGCCTGTGCTCCAAACGGATAGCGACCGGCGATAAGGGCCTGAAGCTCGTCTAAAACCCTTTCGTACTCGGCTTCGGTGCCGCCACGATAGATTGACGCACAGTCTTCGCAGCGGCGCATGATACGTTCATCCATCTCGTGTAGGGCGATCCACTCAGCTTCGGTGAGGGAGCGGCCTACGCCGTTCATGCCGCACTCCGGGCCATCAAAGTGGATACCCCATCTTCGTAGACCACGACCTCGACGCTCACCCCCGCACCGCCCGATTCCGCGACTCGGGAAGCTCTCCAGCCTGACGCGCGATCCGATCAATGAACTGCTGGCGCCACCAGTCCCATTCGGGCTCGTCGGGGATGTCGCTGGGGCGCAGATCAAGCAGGACGGTCACGACGTCTTCCAGGGCGCGGCGGTCCATCTCGCCGCTCATGCGCATCGCCTTGCTGCTCGCGGGGCCGTGCGAGTAGACGCCCATCAGCCCCTCACCGCCCGATTACGACTCGCACACGCACTCTCTACCGGCCGGTTCGCCCGGAACCATGCGAGCCCCGCGTCTACCCGCCAGTCCTCATGGTCGGCTATTGCTGAGTGCTGCTCTAGGTTCCAGTCTCCGGAGGCAGGGAGGACGATCACGCGGCGATGGGAGGCGGGCTCGGCGCCGGACTGGACCGCGGCACGCTCGTATAGGTTCACGCCCCAATGCGCGTGCGGATAGATGGCGCCGTTGGCCTGCGTCTTGAACTCGTCCGTCTCGAGAAGGCCGCCGATGATGGCGCGCATGTCGAGCCGGCCGGCGTAGCCGTCGTCCGGGTTCACGACCAACTGCTCGATCGCCACCGGCTCGGGTTTCAACTTGAGGATCGCCTTCACCCACGAGCGCAGGTAGCCCCGGTGCTCCTCGGGATGGTCCAGCAGCTTCGGCGGCTCGCCCGTGAGCATGTAGTCCTCGTTTACGGCGTGTACGTCGAGGCCGCGGTCGGCGGCGCGTTTCGTCGCGGCTCGCGCGCCGAGGCCCTGCTCGCGCACGACGGCGATCGCGTGCTCTGCCCGGCTCGTCTCGGTCAGCATCCCCGCCTTGAACGCCAGAAGCGCGCCTTCGATCCCGCGTTCCTCAGACCAGTGCGGCACGCCGTCCTTCGGGCAGATGCAGTCGCAGATCCGGCTCACCGAGGGCAGGCGCACCCCCCGCTCACCGCTTGGCGTCCACACGTACTCGCGGTAGGGGCGCACACGGGGGATCCCGTCGCGGGTCAGCCAGCCTGCCGGGGCCTCGCGGTAGATGACCTCGCCGCCGGGGACCTCGCGCGTGCGCTCAACCTCCCAGGCTCCGGGGGTCTGCGAGGGGTCGGAGACGAGGGCGAGGTCAGGTGACATCGGACACCACCGGACAGGTCGCGAAGTGTGGATGCGTGCTGACGTAATCCGGCGCAGGGCCGCCGCAGCACTGCAACGGGCTGCGCTCGGCACCGTGGACGATGGTCATCGCGACACGCTCGCCCCAGGCCGCAACGAACACGTTCTCGATCCGTTCGTCGTCGCCTTCCAATCGCGGCGCGGCCAGCTCGGCGGCGTCCTCTGCGGTCGGCGCCCCGACAATGACGCACTCGGTGTTGCCGCCCGACGGCTCATCGAACTGCGTGACGATCCACCGCTTCATCGCGCCCGCACCTGTAGCCCCGCTACCTGCTCGATCTGCACTCCGGGGATCTCTCTGACCCCGGCTTTCGCGCCAACCGTCGAGAGCAGGCTCGACTCGCCGCGAATGTCGCCTTGCTCGCCACTCATGTCCGGCCCGCCATATGCTCTGCCAACGCTCGCCGGTCCTCATCGGAGATTTCAGCAGGCGTCACGGGCTCGGGCCGTGCTTTGGCGGGCCTCTTGCGCTTCGGTGGGGTGACGTACCAGTCCCAGGCATCGACGGATGAGCCCTTGACGGTGACGACTGAGCTACTTCCCGCTCGCCAGCCCTTTTTGGACAGCTTGAAGGTCCGGTGTGACTCGGGGGCGATGGCCTTGGCGAACTCCCCTCGGTTGACGCTGCCGTACAGCCAGACGCCCGCCACCAGCACGGCGATCTTGCCGCGGAGGGTCACGGCTTGCCCGCTTCGTCGAGCGTGATCGTCTGCACCTCGGCCAGCTCGTGCACCCGCAGATACCCCCCGTGCTCAAGCGTGACCTGCTGCAAGGTGCGCGTGTAGTCGCCGGGTGTCCAAGCCTGGGAGACACAGGTTGCTCGCCGGCGGGTGACCCGGTGGCATGGGCTGACCTTGATCGTGGCGTGCTGGCCGTGCCAGTAGTCGCGTTCGGTCGTCTCTACCGCCTTGTGGGCCGCGGCGAGCGAGAGGATTGCGAGGGCTAGGATCACGGGCGCGATAGGCTCTGCACGGGCGACTCGGCCGGGGGGGCAGCCGACACCGCGGAGGAATTGGCGGCGGGGTGATCGCCGCCCGTGCAGATTTGGTCAGTCATCGGTCATGCCGATGCCGTTGAGGTCAGCGAGTTGGATCAGCCGCTCGGTGTAGTCGTCATTCCACTCGTCTTTGAGGGCGACGAACGCGGGGCTCGCGATCCGCTGGGCGATCTCATCCTGCAGGTCGATGGTCAAGCTCACGCCGTCGTCGGTGCGCTCCGATCCCACGACCTTGCCGACGGGCTCGCCGTCGAAGTTGACCCTCACCGGCATCCCCTTGGCCTGCGCGGCGAAGCGGTCCAGGCACTCGGGTGAGAAGATGTAGTGGACGGGGCTCGCCGGGTGCGACTCCGTGGCCAGCTTGACTTGGATGCTCACGCGCACGCCCCCGTGAAGTGCTCAAGGTGCCTGCGCGCATCCTCCTGAGAGTGCCGTTCGGCGTGGTGCCATGGACGGCGATGCTCCCGCCCGGCCTCGGCCAGTACGCCCGGCCAGTCGATCTCCACCGTCTCGCAGACAAGGTGGGCATGGTAGTCGCAGGTCGGTACCGCGCCGATGAGCCAGTTTGCGTCCATCGCGCATAGCTCCGTGCGGTCCTCGAGCGGGGCGTCGGCCTCGGGCGTGCCCGGCAGCACCGGCACCCCGCAGCCGATGGTGCCCGTGATCGGGAGCGGGGTGAACTGGATCTCGGTCACCTCGGCCATTGCCACTCATCCTCATCGTGTGGAGGCGGCGTGTTCTGATCGGCTCGGCGGCGCACTCGGGCGCCGAACGCGAGCACGATGGCGATGTACGCCAGAACGCAGAGGGCGATGATGAGGGGGAGGCTCACAACGCGCTGGCTTCCCCGCTCCGCGAGTAGCGCTTGGCGTGGTGCAGCCGCGTGGCTACCTCGTCGATCTCGTCCGGGTCTAGTGCGACGCGCTGGCGCTTGCCGTCGTAGGTCCCCTCAAGGATCACGACCATCCCCGGTGCCGCGTGGATGTCGTGGCTCGCGCACTCGTAGCTGCGCGACTCGACATCGGGGTCGTTCCACCAGTGGGCGAGAGGGAGGCTCACAACGCCCTCTTAGTGATCTCCCGCCCGAGCCTATCCCGGCGGATCGTGACATGCTGCTGGACGGGCGCGAGCGGCCGACCGCACTTGCCGCACTCATCGCCATTCCGCCACGGGCGCTCGCACTCGCAGCCCTTGAGCTTCGCGTCCGCGTAGAGCGCTGGGCCGTAGTTCTCGTGGCCTGTGCTCATGCGCGCTCCCAATCCCCGACCGCTCCGACCGTGCGGGAAGCGATGAACAGTCCCCTTGCGCGGACGACCGAGACTATGTCGTCCGTCCGCACCGTCCGCTGCCGAGTGATTCTCAGCGCCGTCAGCCACGCCTCAGCCTCCTCGCTGCTACGGAGGCCGGTCGTCTCGACCTGCGGCGGTTCTATGCCGGGAAGACGGTAGAGGATCGCGTACTCCGTATGCTCGCTCTCGGCCATCAGGCCTCCCCCTCCGGTGGCCACAACTCCGCCACGCTCACACCCAACGCCTTAGCGATCCTCCGCTGATTGCCAGAGGTGGGGATGTTGACCCCTCGCCGCCATCGGGACACCTGGGAGACGTTGACGCCGAGCTGGGCGGCGAGCCATTTGCCGGTGCGCCTCTCAGCCTTCAATGCCTCGTCGAGCGGGGTTGTCGTGACGTTCCTCATCGGTCCATCGCGTTTCGCCAGAGTCGGTCCACGACCGCGGTCAAGTGCTCGTCTGTCAGCCGCTGCGCCACCTGCTCCCGAATCTCGTCAGCGTGGGCGTGAACCTCCTGAGTGACCGCTGCGGCGACCTGCTGCTTGACGATCTGCCCGACCACGCCGCCGTCGAGGTAGCCTTTGCCGAGGGCCTTTTCGACCTCCTCCGCGACGCGCTTGCGAAGTGTCTCGCCGAGCACAGAGTCCACGATCGCCTTCGTCACGGCCCCCGCGACCTGCTCCTCGCTGAGCTTTACGTCCATGCCGCCACGCTACACGCTCCCCCGGCGCTATGTCAATAAGGATTGACGCAATATAGTCCGCTGTTTGCGGGGTTCGGGCAAAAGAAAAGCCGCCCCCGGATTGCTCCGAGGGCGGCAGGAGGAGAGGCGTGCGTCCGTGCAGGACCGACGCTATCGGATCACACGGTCACGCCTTGCATTCCCACTGACCGGCACCGGCGCCACCGTCCCAGATGCGGGCGGCGACGGCAGACTGTTCGGTCCGCGAGTGTCGCCATGCTTCGTCGGGTGGCGAGCCGCCGTACGCGCTCCACGTCGAGTCGATGATCTGATAAAAACCCGACGCCGTGGCACCGTTCGGCGGTTCGTCGATGCCTTTCGACTCGCACATCACGACGGCTTCGGGGATGGCCCAGCTCGATGCGGCGTGGGCGACGGGCGGGTGCCAGGCGAGATGGTGCGCGCGGCCCTCGGCTCGCATCACCCGCCGGTCGCACCGCTGCCCTCGACAGCCGGGCTGGTGTGGGAGCTTCTGCGCCTCAGCCGTGAAGGCCGAGGGGAGTACGGCAGCGACGATGAGCAACAGCAGTAGGCGTCTGATACACGTTGCCTCCTCTTACGTTGAGCCAAGGCGTTAGGCCAAGGCAGGACACGCACACGCTCATTGAGCGGACTGCGAACCTACCCGCACCGTCGGAGGGATGTCAACCCCCGACTCCGCTCGCTGCGGCCTTTCCAGGTCGCTCACGTCCACATCATCCGCGGCATGGGAGGGTCCGCAGATGTCGTCCACTCGGCGCTTCAGGTCGGTCCACGGGCGCTGCGCGTTGCGCCGGTCCATCTCTCGCTGTCGCCTGTCCATGGTGCCCTCCTTGGCTTTGGTTTGTGTGCCGAGACCGCCGCAGGAGGAGACCCGAACGATCTCGGCCTGACCATCATCGACGGTGGTGCGGCGGGCCATGAGGGGGCTCGACGGATGTACTAGCCCGAGAACGACAAGAGCCCCGCCCGACCGAAGTCAGTGCGGGGCTCTTGTGGACGGCCAGCGGCCAGGAGGGAAGCCGGGATTGTATTCAGATCAGCGCGATGTACTCCTCGAGCACCGCCTCGGACGCGCCCTCGTAGTCCTTGCCCGTGACCTTGGAGATTCTGTCGGGCGAGAGGTACGCCCAGCACTCGAACATGCGCCCGGTGCGGAACGCTTCGAGAAGGTTGATCGGCCGCGACCACGTGACCCCGACAACTTCGCCAGCGGTCGGGTGACCGACCAGCGGGACGCAATGGTCCTCGCCTTCGTTCGCGCCTTCGTTGCCCCACTGGGCGTGTCCGGCGGGGAGCTTCGCGTCGAAGGTTTCCTCGTTCTCGCTGTTGACCGCGATCCCCGCTGGGCAGGCGTCGAAGTTGCGGATCGCAAACAGCAGCTCGTTGAGGTTCGACACGTCGACTTTCGCGAAGAGGCCGATCGTGTGGACCGACCCGTTGGCGACCGTGGTCCCGACCTTCGCGTCGTGTTCGAGACGCGAGCGGATTTCGAGGCCGTTGTCGTTGGCGCCCGTCTCCGGGTCATAGGCCGGTTCGCCCGTGAACTCATAGACCGCGATGTAGAGCTTGATCGCCGTTTCCGCATCACCGACGATCGCGTGGGCTTCGGCTGGTGACATGCCCGCATCGACCAGCATGCACTTGAGCTCGTTGATCCGCGCCGCCGCCACGCAGTTGCCGGCGCCCCGCTGCGCCGCGGCCCAGGTCACGGGCAGCACTTCGCCCGGTACCCGCGGCCCGTTGCCGTTCATGTACCAGTTGGCGTAGGTGTTGCCGTGCCCCCAGCCGAACGCGGGCTCGACGGTCGGGATCGTGTGGTTCGCGAGCAGGAAGTCCCGGTCGTCCGCCTTGCTCGGGATGCAGCCCTTGAGGGCCATCTACTTCGCCGCGCCTTTCGCCTTCGTGCCCGTGCCCGTTTCGACCTTGCCGGGCGCGGGCGGGGCGTTGTGTATGTGGACCTCCACGGGTGGGCTCGGCGCGACGGTGCCGAACGACAAGGGCAGGTCGGCCGCCGGGGTGCGCGCCGCCTCGGTGTTCGCTTCGGCGGTGAGGATGGCCGCCCGCGCTGCGATCTGTGCTTTCGCTGGTGGCGAGTACTTCCCGAGCAGGATGTGATGCGAGGTCAACCACCCCGAGCCCGTGACGATGACGAACACGCCCAGCTCATCGAGATCCGTGGTGGCCGTGGCCGAGGAGATGCCAAAGACGTTCAGGACGCCCTTGGATGCCAGCCATGCCGCACCGGCCCCTGCGATGGCCGGGATGACGGTCCCGACTAGGAACTGCTTGATCGCTTCGGTGTTCACGGTGCCTCCTGTCGTTGATGCGTGGCCCAAGCCACAAGATCGGCAATAAAGATCGAGGCAATCGTAGCCTTGAGAGATATGTCCTCGGTGCTGCGGGCGAGCGCGAGCTGCGCAGCCGCCGGATCGCGGCGATGATAAGCGGCGAGGACCCGCTCGCGCTCACACACGCGACAAGTTCGGCCACCAGTAGGACGCCAGCGAGTATTCGCCTCATCGAACAGGTGCCCGTGGATGCAGTGCGTCAGGGCCGCCCGTTCGCCGCGGCGGTGGTTCTCTTGGTTGGTCACTGGGTCAAGGTGCGCGGGGTTGACGCAGGCGCGGTTCCGGCACAAGTGGTCGAGCTGGAGGCCGGCGGGAATAGCGCCCCGGACAAGCTCGAATGCGAAGCGGTGGGCCGAGACTCGATGTTGCCCAGGGTGGAAGTGGCCGTAGCCGTCCTTGTCGGGTGGGCCGCCCCAGACCCAGCACGGACCCAGCGCGGGACGGTGCGCGGGGACTGGCCCGTTCTTGTCGACCTTGCTCCAGAAGCGTTGCTCGGTCGGAGGTCGACCGAGGATTGCCGTCGGGTTGCCCGTGCGCTGCCAGCGTGCGTAATGCACACGGCACCATCCCCGGGCCACGCTGGGCGCATCGCACCCGTCAACGCTGCAGGTACCCTTCGCCACGTCTGCACGCTCCGCTCGTGTAGGCCATGCCCCCGGCTGTTGGCTCAGCGCGGGGGTGCTTTTCAGCCTATTCTACGGGGTGCGCCTGATGGCGTCGGCAACGACCAGACGGCGACAATTCTTGCCTCCAGCACGATTTCACGTTGCAGCTTATGTGCAGCCGTAGCCCGAACACGCCGAGCACCACGACCGCCAGCTCGATCACTTCCGTCCAGGTCGCGCAGAACCTCATGCGGGCTCGGGGAACGAGATACCAGCGGCGCGCAGGGCACCTTCCAGCACCGTGAGCCGTGCGCGCAGCAGGGCGGATTCGTCGGGCAGCAGGCGCTTGCAGACGTGCGTCCAGAAACGGGTTCCGACGTAGGAGGTTCCCATGATGACCGCGATCGTCGCGAGCGACAGTAGCGTCCAGCCGTGGAGCACGATCTGGCCGACGCCGAACAGGGTCGTGAGGATGACCGCCGCGTCGTTGCCCGCGTCGAGCAGGCCCGCGAGGTGTCCGCGGCCACGGTTCTCGGCGACCGTCATCAGCACACCAGTCGCGTCCTTCGCGGCCATGCTCAGACAGGCCCACAGCAGGACCACGGGGGTACCGATGCCGACCGCGCTCGCCACGAGCATCGTGTGGGCGACGAGCTGCTGCTGGAGCGGGCTCACGCGCCCGACTGCTCATGGTGGCGCGCAATGTCCTCGGCGGTGATCCCCGAGCCCTTCTCCTGCGCGTGGGGGTGGTGCCGGCGGCAGGCGCGGTGTCCGGTGCCCGCGACGGGATGCCCGATGCGATGGCACGGCCTGGGCGCTTCGACGTGGCATTCCAGATGCTTGCGGGTGCGCCAGAAGGCGACAGCGACCCCGGTGATGAGCGTGAGCTCGCCGAGGTCGGAGCCGATGCCCGACCAGAAGTTGTAGGAACGACAGCGGGCGACTTCATGGGCGGTCCCCGCGCACTGGCCCAACGGATGCCAGAACATCGACAGGAACGCGAGCATCAGACGTGCCCGGTGGAAAGCAGCGCCGAGAGTACGGCAGCGAGGATGATCGCGGCGATAGCACCGACCGCGAGCCACAGGTCCCGGCGGGATGCCGCAGTCTTCGCCAGCGCGGAGGCGACCGTCTCGCCCGTCTCGATCTTCCCCTTCACATCCAAGACGCCCTGTTTGACACCCGCCAGCTCCCGGTTGGTTGCCTCCTGGGCCCGGGCTGAGCGCTCGATGCTGCCGTTGAGGGCCTTGAAGTGCCGGTCGTGATCGTCAAGGCGCCCGTCTACCTCCTGCTCCCGGCGCCCCCGCTTGTATGCGCGCTCGACCGCACGGTCTGCTTGGTGAGAAGCGAGGTCGGTGGCCTTGGCCTCGCGCTCCTGGTCGGTCTCGGGTACCAAGATAGCTCCCCTCAGCCGTGCAGGATCAGGGCGACGATGGTGGAGATAACGGCTGCCAGGAGGATGACGCTCACGCCCGCTATGCCGATCATCGACGCGGTGATCTCTGCGCCGCGCCGCTGGGCGCCGATGTTCTGATTCGAGCGGTCCTGGAGGGTACGCAAGTTCTCCGGCCCCACGTCGATACGGCTGCGCAGGTCGCTCAGATCCTTGGTCAACTGATCGGTGGTGACCTTGGCCGCCGTGAGGGCCGTAGCCGTTTCGTCCTTCACCGTCCCAAGGGACTTGTCCAGTTCGGTGCGCGTGGCCACCTCGCCCTTGAGGAGGTCTAGTGCCTCGCGGAAATCCTTGTTCTCCACGAACCGCAGCGCCACGGCATCTTCAAACAGGATCTGGGCCGTGTTGCGTTGATCCTGAGCCGTGACCAACTCGCCCCGAAGGGCGGTCAGGTTTTCGGTGAGCCGCGTAACCTGCGTCGCCGACTCCTCGTCGAGGCGCCGGATCTCGCCTTGCCACAGCTCCTTCTGTGCCGCCAGCTCGCGGTCGTGCATCTCCCGGAGCTGGTCGGGCGTCCAGCTAACTCCTCCGTTTCCGGACATCGGACCTCCTTGTCAGCGCCGCAGACGGGGAACGGCGAACAGCAGAACGATCACGGCCACCAAGATCAGCAACAGCGGCGAGAGCGCCACGGTTCCCCGCGAACGAGCCGATCTCGGTCAGGGCTGGGCTACCGACGGCGCTTGAGCCTTCACCGGAGACGACGCCCCAGTTACCGGAGTCGTTGTGCGACTGGTACCACCATATCCCGGCGACGTAGGGCAGGCCCGTGAACTCCCCGTAGGCTTCCTTGATGTCCTGCACACGCACGGTTTCAGTCGGGGCCGACGTGTTGGGGCCGTTCAGTTCGATCCCGTACTCGGTCAGGTAGTAGGTCGCGTGGGCGAAGCCCTCGGACACCGCATAGGCGTGCTGTTCTTCGAGGCCCCTTGGCCCTTCCCAGCCGTTGCGGCTTTCATGGGCGAAGCCGTATGGGTGGTCGGAGAAGGCATCGACGAGCGTCGTCAGCTTGGGCTCGGCCGTCACGGCTTCTTTCGTCCAGGTGTTGCTCCCGCCGTCGAAGATCAGCGTGACGTGCTCGGCCGCTGCGGCTTCGTGGAGCGACACGTACATTTCCGCGTACTTCGCCCCGTTCTGAGAGCCGCCCTTGAGGTACATCTCGTTGCCGACTTCCAGCAGCGTGTAGCCGTCGCCCGCGAGCGTCTTTACTTCCGCCAGGGCCGAGGATGTCCACGAGGCGAGGTTCACCCCGGATAGCGGCGAGCCATCGCTGGTGTTGCCGACTATCGCTGTGGACGTGGCCGGGTTCCCACCATCGGCAGCGATCCACGTTGCCTGCCCCGTGCCTTCGATCCGGCCCGAGTGGATGCCGGCGGCCTCTAGCACTTTCGCGGTGCCCGGACCCCAGCCGACGAAGTCGTTGGAGCCGATGATGACGGGCCCGGCGGTGCCCGTCGATCCAGTGGTGCCTGTGGTCCCGGTCGTGCCCGTCGAGCCCGTCGATCCAGTCGTGCCTGTGCTGCCTGTGGAGCCTGTCGTGCCCGTTGGTCCTGTGGAGGTGGTTGAGCCCGTCGTGCCGCCCGCGCCCGTTGGACCCGTCGCGCCCGTGACACCGCGAGGCCCAGTCGCCCCCGTAGCGCCAACCGGCCCAGTCGCGCCAGTAGCGCCAACCGGACCCGTGGGACCCGTCGGCCCCGCCGTTCCTCCGCCCGGTGCGCAGGTGACATGCACTTCGGTCGTGCCTGTAACGGTGCAGCCTTCGAGGGTGATCGTGACGGATGCGGCCTGCGCGCTCGATGCGAACAGGCCCAATGCTAGGAGTGCGATGAGGATTGAGACGCTGCGCATGGGCAGCCTCCTTCTCTTATGCGATCCTTCGCGGTTTAGAGCGCGGTCACGGGTGCCGCGCGTTGAACGCGGCCACCCAATCCGGCGATGCCGTGAACCACCCGACGGTGGTCCCGGGCACCTGCGCCGCCCACAGGCGAACGGGGCGGCCGGGCAGCGTGAACATGAGGAAGCAATGGTGGATCGCGGGCGTGTCGAGCACGCGCACCGAAACGTACTGGCCGACCCCGGGCTCGCCGTAGGTCTCAAGCTCCTCCGTGTCGAGCGCTTCCTGGTGGCCGAGCACGCCAGCGCGCCAGAGGACCGCGGAGACCGCGCTCGAGCACGCGTAGCCCGGCTCTGAGGGTTCGAGCGGCGAGACCTTCTGCGGCGGGTTCGTCGGCGGGAGTTCCCTCCCGTCGAGCGGTCCGACCCCGTAGCCCCCGTAGTAGCGGTAGGGCAGGTGCAGCCCTGAGAGGTGTTCGGCCCAGCTTTCCGCCCACTCGGCCTGCTGGAGGGTCATGGTCATGCGAGGTCCCTTCTCAGCTTGGCGATCTGCGCGTCCTCGACGCGTCCGTGCGCGCTCACTCGGTTGCCGGCGGCCTTCCAGCCCCGGCATTTCGGGCCAGCGCGGTGCGCCTTCAGGGCCGGATAGCAGTCGTGGCTCGCCAGTTTCGTGCGGAGGTGGACGATCTGCCGGCGCAGCGCGGCCAGCTCCCGCTCGTGGCCGGCAAGCTGAGCCTCAAGCTGAGCGTGAGTCGGCGCGGGCGCCGGCCGTTCCACCACCTGCAGCAGCTCCCCCTCGCGCACCCGCCGGTCATACAGCCCCTGGAGGAACGAGCCCCCGGCGTAGGAGTAGCGGCGGATGTAGATTGCGGCCGAGTACCACGCGTGAGCGCGCACGAGCGAGGCCAGCGTGCAGCAGATGTCCCCGGGGCCGACGTTCCAGGCCAGGTCCCCGAGGGCGTCGACCTGCTTGTGGGAGAGGTTGACGCCGAGGCGCCGCACCGGGGCGAGGTACTGCGTGTCCATCAGGTAGCGGAGGTTCGCGAGCGCCTGGGCTTTCGTGATGCAGCGCCCGCCGAAGTTGCCCGACCAGTCGGTTTCCCCATAGCCCCGTGTCCAGACGTGGCCGTAGGGATCCCAATACGGGCAGTAGACCCGTTCGGGCACGTTCTCGAAGCCGCCGGTGAGTTCGGCGCCGAAGGTATCGAGTTGGATCTGCCCGCCGATCAGCGTCAACGGCGGCGTGCCGGCGACGTAGCGGCTCATATCCTTGCCGCGCGCGCCCTCCGGGACGATCGCCGAGCATGGGGGGCCTGCTTGCTGGCAGGCCGCCGGAGCGAGGTTTAGCGTGCCCGCCGGCCGAGGAGGAGACGGCGCGCTGGGAGGAGACGCGCCACAGCCGACGAGCACGATGGATGCCGCGAGGGCGGCGAAGATCGACAGGCGCTTCATGCTCGTGCCCCCTTGCGAATCGTGCCGTACTCGTCACGCTCATATGGGCGATCGTCGCGGGAGTGCGTCGCGGCGCGCACGGTCAGCGGGCGGCGCTTCTGCCAGCCCTGCTCATCGCGCGAAGCCTGCGTGGCCGACTGCCGATGGCGCACCCGTGGCACGCCGTAGTTCGCTGGCTTCGGCATCGTGACCCCCCTCTCGGCGGTAGTCGCCCCCGCTCCATCCAGAGAACGGGGGCGACCGCCAGCTCTACTCAGTGCTACGCGGTCGGGACCGCCACTCCGGTGAAGACCGTCCAGACGCCTGCCTGTTCGCCGGTCGGCGCGCCGCCCACGGCGTCCGCGTCGAAGTACCACAGCGGGACCGCGGGGACTTCTGCCACGGCGGGGACAGCCGGGACTTCGGCGGCGCCGGTTTCCGGGTCGGCCGGGACCGCCGGCACTTCAGCGACGGCCGGGACGGCGGGGACCTCGAAGCCCGAGGCCGTCCAGCCTTCTGTCGAGCCTTCGACGTCGTGGACGTAGACCGGCTTGTCGGGCGCAGCCGAGGGCTTGCCCGGGTCCTCGCCTTTCACGGCCGTGTCGGCTGCGTCGACGTCCAGGGCCAGCGCGTCGACCGCGTCCTTGATCGGGCCGAGGTCAGCGGCGGTGATCGTGCCGCCCGCGGCCTCCTTGGCGATCAGATCGGCGATCGTCTGGTTCGTGTCGGAGGCGAAGGTGTTGAAAGCGGTGCTGAGGGTGGTGACGGCCTCTTGGAGTTCCGCCACAGTCGCTTCGGTCATCGTCTGTCTCTTTTCTAGCGCCGCGAAGCGCTTCTCGTGGTCAAAGGCCATCGGTGTTCAGGCTATCAGTGGTGCGAAGCTAAGGCTATGGATCAGGTTGAGCTTCACGTCTGCTTCCACTGTGGCGGGGAGTTGGTCTACCCGCTCGACTGGTCGGAGGAGGGTCGGAGCTGGCGCATCACGCTTCGCTGCCCCGAGTGCGAGTCCGAACGCGAAGGCGTGTTTACGGCGCGGGAGGTGGAACGCTTCGATGACGAGCTGGACCGCGGCTCGCATGCGCTGCGCAGCGACCTGGACCGGATGACGCGCGTGAACATGAGCGAGGAGATCGAGCGCTTCGAGGAGGCGCTGGACGCGGGCTGGATCACGCCCGAGGACTTCTGAGGCGGTTGCCCGCACAAGGAAATGTTGACAAGTTGACGGGGCGGGTGTAGTGTCGCCAGAGAAGACGAAAAGCGCCCGACGGACAGAACGGGAACCGCCGGGCGCAGGCCACCACGAGATAGGGTCGTGATGACGGACACCAAGGTATCAGCAGCCGGAACGTACATCGAGCGGTTGCGCACGCTCGATGACGATGAGCTGAGCGAGGAGGCAGGCTACCTCGCCGCTGCCGTGCAAGACCCGCCGCAGCACACCGACGCCGCGCTGAGTCCCGAGCGGCGCGCGATGCTTGTGGAGGTCGAGCGCGCGTGGCGTGAGCGCGGTGCCCATCACAGGGCCTGGGGACACTAATGGCCCGCTGTGCAGGGACTTCCCGAGTTGCGCACATATCCACAGGCCCTACTACTACTGAGCCTTCACAGAGAATGGGTGGAGCGGTGCCGGTAGGGAGCGCAGAGAGAGCGGGGGAGCCCTCCGCACAGGTTCATCACGGCCGGAGTTTGCGGGATCAGCACTGGCGCGCGGCGCTGCGCGGCGCTAGCCTCGCCCGATGGGAGGGCAGTCCTACGCAAGCCTCGGCCCCGAGCAGAAAGCCCGCGCCATCGCCCGCGGCAAGCTCAACCTCGCGGTCTACCACGGGCGGGTCAAGCGCCAGCCGTGCGAAGCGAGTACGGAGAGCGGCGAAGTGTGCGGAGCCCAGCCCGCCGAAGCCCACCATGAGGACTACTCAAAGCCGCTGGAGGTCGAGTGGCTATGCCCGACACACCACAGAGAGCGTGAGCGCGTCAAGCGTGCCACGATCCAACGAGAGGAGTTAGGGAGATGCGCAAGCACATCAGCTATGCCAGCGTCACAGCGACCGTAGCGCTGGTGTTCGCAATGACCGGCACAGGCATCGCCGCGAGCCGCTATTTCATCACGTCCACGTCGCAGATCAAGCCGAGCGTGGTCAGGCAGCTTGAGGCGAGCCACATCGTCGCCGCAACCAAGACAGTCGTCGGCACGCCGGGGTCGCAGGGACCGGCGGGGGCCAACGGCGCACAGGGGCCGCCGGGAAGCAACGCAACCCTCGGCGAACCCATCGAAGTCAAGGTCGAAGACACGGGGGAAATAGGCGCGTATGCCGAAGCGCTCTGTCCCGTGGGAGACGTTTTCCTGTTCGGCAAGGGCCACGTGAAGGGCACGCCCGCCTTGGAACAGGAAGCGAAGGTGGACACGAAAGGCCGCGTGGGCTGGTTCGTGAGTGCGGTCGGCACCACCGGGACGTTCACGGTGTCGGCGACCGCTTACTGCGTGAAGGGGGCATCGTGACGAGTCGGGACCAAAGCGACACGAAGGGCGACCACCAGATCGCGCTCTGCGACGGAAGCGACACGCGGAAACGCGGGCTGCTGCGCGCTGATCGCGGACCGATCAAGCTCGTGCCAGCAGCAGCCCGCGAGGTCTGGACAAAGCGTCCCTCGCTGACGCCCAAGCAAGCTCAGGCCGTCATCGCCGAAGCCAAGGCGCGAATCGCGGCGAGGCGCAAGCGATGACGCAACCGCAGGAAAGCGACAGAACTTGGAACACCAACAAGGGAGAGGGAACAATGACGAAGGTATGGACACCACTACTGATCCTCGCGGCCATGCTGCTGAGCGCAGCACCGGCGGCGGCGGAAACGGCGCAAGAAGTCAGCGAACATAGCTGCACCTATGTCACGTATGTAGGCGTCCGCTACTACACCTGCCCTGAAGGCGAAATCTCGCTGGCGCAGGCAGAGCTGGACCTCGCACGGCTGACGCAATACGCGCCAGGGCTGACCAGCACGCTCGAAGCGGGGCTCGGCGCGAAGACGACGGCTTGGTGGTTCAACTATCACACCGGGCTCTTTATGATCCGTATGCCCGAATACGCGAGCGAAGCCACGGGAAACAAGCTCGATGAAGAAATCAACTCACGATTCGCGGGATGGATTCCAGAAGGGCTGATGCAGTGGTCCTCGAACAACTGGGATGACGCGCGAATCGCGGCGAACAAAGCCACGCTGGAAACGGGCTACAACCAGAAGCTCACAAAATACGTGGCTGAAGGGCTCGTCAAAATCGAAGTGGACCTGAAAGACAACGGGCTCAGGTGGGTTCCTGAATTTGCCAAGCTCACCACCGCGCAGGAGAGCTACATCTACACGGCGTGTGCGGTCACGGGCTATCTCACAAATGGCTTCTGTCGCATCTAGGGACGCTGAGCAGCCGCCGGGGCCTGTAGGTGTCCCGGCGGCGCTCAGGAAAGCTGCGGCGAAACGCGCGTACCGGCAGGCCCACCGGGCGGCTTACAACACCAACAAACGCCGGGTCTACCGCATAGACCATCCGAACTGGGCGACAAGGACATTCCCCGGATGACTGACCTCAGCCCCAGACGAGCAGCGGTGGCAATCCACGACCCGAAGGACTGACCAATGACCAAGCTCGCCACCCTCACCGCCGCCGTTTTCCTCACGCTCTCAGCCTCAGCTCTGGCGAGTCCGGTCAAGAGCTATGTCCTACACCACCCGAAGCACGAGAACTGCCGGGTCCACTATGTGCGGAAGGTCGAGAAGGTCCGACTCGGCAAGCATCACCGCGGGCGCCGGGTGCGCGAGACGGTCTGCGTGTATGTCGCGCCGAAGCCCGCCGTCGTGAAAGCGCCGGCCGCTCCCGCGATCATCGCCCCGAGCATCACCGCCCCGCCGAGCGCTGCCGCCCCGAAGCCGTCGTTCACGCTCCACGCCAAGCTCGACCCGAGCTTCACGCAGAACGCCGGGAACCCGCTGGCCGTGACCTACGACTACTCGGCCTCCGCCAACAAGCTCACCGATGGCGTGAGCCAAGGCGAACCGAGCCTCCCGTCCGGCGTGCTCGAGCTGTACTCCGAAGGGCTCCTCGCCTGCTCGATGGACGTGGGCGGAGCCACGGGGGAAGGCCAGTGCCCGGTCACCTACGGGTCCTACGGGACGCACACGGTCATCGTGGAGTACCTCTCCGGCGAAGCCTCCGGGACCACGGGCGATGAAGCCGAGCGCATCGAGCCGCCGGACGTGACGGTGCAGAAGGTCTGGACCGCGGGCGCGGCGAGCATGACGATCACGAAGGACACCGCGAGCGTAAAGCTGAGCGCGCCGAGCTTCGACGGGGCGACGAGCGTGGGCCTGACAGACAACCTCGGCGACACCTGCGTGGCCGCCGTCTCGGGCACACAGGCCACCTGCTCGATGACCGTCTCGGGCGAACCCTCGGGACTCACCGTCAGCTACCCGGGCGGGACCACAACCCGCCACACCGAAGCGTTCGCTCCCGGTGGGGAACGCGAAGTGACCGAAGAATGGGCACCACAGACCGTCCCCGTCACACCCTCCGTCACCGCCTATCGGGCGACTGTGGCGTGGTCGAGCTGGACAATCGGCAATAGCGGATCGAGCAAGGACCACGGCACCGGGAACCCACCCGACCCGATCCATGTCGAAGCGGGCGAACTACTGACCCTCGACTCGCAGGCCATCGGCGACTACCCCGGCGATGACGAAAACAGCCCCCTCGGCTACCTCGCCTACACCGTCGAAGGCCCCGGCGCAGTCACCACCCGCAACGAGCTCTACAACCCCGGCTCGGAAGAAACCTTCATCACGGGCAGCGAAGATTGCTCGGCCGCGCGCAACTACCTCGGCTCGGCTACGGCGTTCTGCGGGCTGACGTTCTCAGTGCCGGGCACGTACATCGTCCGCTTGTCCTTCACGAGCGAAGACGAAAACTACTTTGACCGGAGCGGGCCGAGTGCGACGGTGGACGTGGGCTAGAGTTCGAGGTAGTTCGAGTAAAGAAATTCCACCGAGCCGACGGACGCTTCAAGCTTCCACTTCTTTCCAGCGGGGCACGGGAATTCCCACCCACCCCACCCGCTCGCAACGACGTTCTTTGTATTGAGCAGAACACCGCCGACGTATAGGTTGAGGACCGTCGTTTCGGCGTGAACCTGGGCGCTGAGCATCACAAAGGTCGGGCGACTCGCGCTCGGTTCGTATTCCGTGGGCGAGCTGCGTACCACCCGTGCTCCGTAGGCATGGCCGATCCCGCTTGCCATCGTGCCAGCGCCTGGGCCAGCGACCGTCGCCACGTTTTCAATGTCCCCCGAGACGACCGACACCGCTTTCGCCGGCACCAGCACATAAGCCAGCACCATGCTCGACGCGGGCACCGCACCCGCACCTTTTTTGTTCGCAAGCGTCGCCCCGGATTCCGCTGTGCCGGTGATGACTGCGACGGAGAAGGTCTGCGTGCTTCCGGCGTACGCCTTGTCCGTAACCTGCGCGATGATCGTGTCGATTCGCGGGTTTGATTCCGAGGAGGCCGCGATTGCCAGGGCCGTCGAGGATTCCACCCGGCAGTAGTAGCCCGACTGCGTGGCCGAGCTCGTGCCTGGGACCCATGCCTCCCCAGTGCCGACGAGGACCTGCATCCCGGAGCCTGCCGTGACCTGCATGTCGGTCGAGCCAACGAGGCCCCCGGCGATCGAGGCGATGGATGCGCCGCGCTGGAGCAGGGTGCCGAACGCGCGGCGTAGGACCACGGCGCCGTAGGTGGATTCTTGCTCGAAGCCGGGAGGGGATTCGACGGCCATCAGGCGGCCCTCGCCTTCAGCTCGTCGATCTCGGCCCGCATCTCCGCGAGCGTCGCCGCGAGCTTCATCTCATCTGAGGCCTCTGCGGGCGGGGGTGTCTCGTGATGGAGTCGGAGTGAGTAGCCGAGGGTCTGAGCGCATGCGGCTACGGCGTCGAGCTGGTCCTCATCGGCGAGGACTGTGACGAACGCGATGGGCGGTCCCTCGACGGGCGGGAAGCCGTGGTCATCGACGGTGCGCTGCACCTCGAAGCCCTGGGAGGCGAGCGCGGTGCGGACCTGGGGCTCTGAGGATCGCGGGCCTGAGACAACGATGGTGGTGCTCATTGCTCTGCCCTCACGATCGTGCCGTCGTCTTCGATGTAGTCAGCCGGGGTCATGCGGTACTTCGGGTTGATGACTGTTTCGCGCCAGAAGTCCCGCGCCCCCTGTGCCTTGCTCAGCTCATCGTGGACATCGGCCAGCGCCTGTTCAAGTTCGGCGTTCCTCTGCAAGAGCGCCTGTGCTCGGGCGTCCAGCTCGCGTCGGGTCCGTAGGTCGCCGTCGGAGATCTTCCGCGCCAAGGGCTTCACGCCCGGCGGTGTCTTGCGCGGTGTGCGCTTGCGGGTGGTCATTCGGGAGCCGCGATTTCGATGGTTTCGCGTCGATGTGTACGGTAGGCGTAGTTCAGAAGCGCGTGGATCAAGAGGTTCATCTGCGGGGCCGTGACTTCACCCACGGGAAGTTCCGCACCCGTTAGAGCGCAGATCGCGGGGACGTAGGCTTCCACGGCTACGGGTTTGATTTTGACGACGGGTGAGAGTTCTCCCTGTGCCATCAGTCCAGCAGCTCCGAGAAGTCGCGCGCTGCCATGGTCAGCTCGAAACCGGTCACGCTGAAGGTAATGCTCCGACCACTTCCGTCCTCGGCCTCAAAGTGCTGCCCATCGAAGGTGCCGATCGCCAACTCGTCAAGCCAAGCGGCGGCTCGGTCACGCAGCGCCTCACGGGAGCCGATGACGCTGACACCAAGGTTCTCCGTCAGGCGCAGTTCGTTCCCCTCCGTATCCTTTATGCGAATCAGTGTGCGACGCATTCTGACCTCCTATGCGGGCTCGAAGATGATGTAGCCGACTTCTGAGGTGTCCGTCACGACTCCGGTTTCGATCACGAATTCTTTTGCCGCCGTGATGGTAGTCGTGTAGCCCGAGATGACGGTGACGGTGCCGAGTTTGATGCAAAAGACAATGATCTTCGAGCTGGCCGTAACCGAAGTATTGGCGACGGCCACTTTGCCCGCCGTTAGTTTCGCCGTCCCCATCTTGGCGTTCGAGCCTTCCTTGACGCGAAAGCCTGAGCCGGCTTTGTTCGCGGCGATGTTGCCCGCCACATCCATCGTATAGGTCGCCGCTTCGTTGGCCCCGATCTTGACGTTGCCGACGTGGCGCATTTCAACGCTCGTGCCTACGCTGCGCAGGCTGAGGTTCGTCGTAGCCTTTTTGAGGTCTTCGACATCGACCGCTACGGACGTCGTCAGGGTTCCCGATGCCCCTATCGCGTCTTCCATCAAGAGGCCGCGATAAGTGCTGATCGTCCAACCCGCCCCGGTGGTGAACGTGAGGCCAGAGCGCACGGTGCTCACTTGCCCGCTGCCTGTGCCTGACCCGCCGAGGAGCACGGGTTTAGAGCCGACTGCTATCGGGTGCCAGCCGGTCGACGTCGTTTCTTCAGCGGGTTCCAATTCCGGTCGTGAGTTCAGAGCTATCGCAGGGGTCATCGCAAAGCTTCCAAGTGCGACCAATCTCACGGCGCTCACGAAAAGCTGCGTGCTGCCTTCCGCGGATGGTGCCCCTTCGTACTTCACTTCGCCTGTGATGAACTTCATTCGGAGGAGCGCGCCCGCGACCATCGTCATGTTCAACGGTGCCCTGAGAACGTTGGTGGTGCTCAGGCCCGTGCGTTCTTCGGTGTAGAGTTCAATCGCCGGTCCAGAGGTAGGATTGAATTCCTTACGTCCCGAGATCGACTGTGCGCCCGCGAGCTTGACGACCGTCGTGAGCGCCAACTTTGAGTCTTCGATTCCAGCCGCCGCTTTTACCATCGCGTTCGTGAGCGAGGCCGCTTTGACCTTGAACGCGGCGCCCGAGAGTTCGAGCCCTTCCCCGGCGGTGTAGCTTTTGATTTCCCCGAGTTTGGTCTGGACTTCAGCGGACAGCTTGAGTTTGGTGACGGCTTCGTTTTCGATCTTGATCGTCGTCACGGCGGCGGCGGCCAGCAGCGCCGTAGTGATACCTTCGGCTTTGACCTTGAATTCCGAGCCCGAGAGTTCGAGCCCTGTCCCTGCGGTGTAGCTGCCGCCACCACCAGCCACCCATTCCAATCCGCTACCGCTCGCCGTGTAGCCGAGGACTTTGCCCGCAGCACCTACGCCTTCGACTTTGAGGTAGGGCCGCGTCAGTTCGCCTTCTTTGAGCTTCGCCGCCGCGATCGTTGCCGATGCGATCTTTTCCCCGGTGATCGAGACGTTCGCATACTTGCTCGTGGTGATGGTGCCTTCGGCGATGTAGGCGCCGGTGACTCCGAGTGCTTCGAGTTCGACGTTGACCCCGGTGATCGCCAGCGGTTTGCTCGCGGTCGTCACTCCGCCTCCGCCGCCTCCGCCGCCCCCCGTGACCTGGACCCATTTGCCTTCGTGGTAGACCGCGATCCCCCAGCCCGAGAGGCCGGTGCTTTCCCCGCTCGGCCCGTGGGCGATGTTCCCGAGGATCGCGATCGGAACGCCCCGGGCCGCTTCACCGCCGCTACCGGGGGAGCCCTTCGGGTATTCATAGATGTATTCCGTGCCGCCCGAGGCGTTCGCGGTCGAGAGGTTCCTGAGCCCCGCGAGCCAGTTCTGGGGTTTCTGAGCGACCGGCCTTGCGTAGTTCGGCATCGGCCCCTCCCTAGATCATCGGCGCGATGGCCTGAGTGAAGGGGGGAGCCGCCATCGCCAGCTTCACCACGGCATCGCCCTGGTCGAGCACTTCGACGTTGTACCCGGTGATCCGCCACTCCTGATCCATGCCAGCCGGGAAGCGCGGGTCGTACACTTCACCCCGGTCGTTCAAGGCGGGGATCAGCACCTGCACGTCTTCGCCCTCGATGAACGAGCCGAGCGGCAGGTTCGGGTCATTGATCCCGAGCGTGATCGACGGCGTGACCGGCGCATAGCTATAGAGCGCCAGGTCCGAGAGTCCGGTCTGCTGCAGGATTTGCATGATGTTCTGCGACTGAATGTTCGCCCGCGAGAAGATCCGCTCCCAGACCGCGTAGCCCTGTTCTTGTGCGAACGTGTTTTCCGAGACGCTGATCGCCCCGGTCCCGCCGAGCTCATACACCCGGTTGGCGGTTTCTGAGCCCTGCTCCGGGAACGAGTAGCTGCGCGCGGTCGTCACGTCGATGAGCAGGCTGTTCTGTTCGACCGTGCGCCCCCGCCGCGGGTAGCTCAAGTTGATCGTCCCGACCGGCGGCGAGGGGGAGCCTGCCGAGTAGGCGATGTCGACGGCGTAGTCGAACCCGACGCCGAGCCCGAGCTGTGAGAGCTGGTTGACGATCGTGTCCACCATCTGCATCGACGGGTATGGGTAGCTCACCGCCACCCAGTCCGTCGACGAGGCCACCGGCAGAGATGGGGTCGCGCCGTTCAACATCACCGTCATCCCGCCGAGCGGGTTGCCGTGGCCGATGCTCAGCCCGCCCGCGTAGCCCAGCACGTCCTCGATGATCTGGCAGGCGATCAGGCTCGCGTCGAACGGCGTGGCGGTCCAGAGCGCCATCTTTTCGGATTCGCTCGGGTTGCCCGTGTGACCCGCGATCCCGCTGTAAGGAGGCGATGAGTAGTCGGTCGCCTGGACGCGGTGCTGGAAGTAGGCCCACGTCTCAGAGCAGGTGATTTCAAGGGTGCCCGTGGTGCTCGAGCCGGAGCTTTCCGTCTTCGGTTCGCGCGGCAGCACCACGCCGCCCCACAGGGCTGCGCCTCCGTAGTCGGCGACGATGAACGAGCGGTTCGGGATTGTGTTCTGTAGCGGGAACGTCTTCTGCACCCGTGGGTCTGAAAGGTCCAGCGTGCCTTTGAGGGTGCCCGGGCTGTTGAGCTGTTTGCCCCAGGTGACGGTCCGCAAGGGGAGCTGGCCCTGGAACGCGCCGGTGAGGAAGTCGAAGGCGTAGTAGGAGAACGGCTCGACCGGCGCCTTGATGGGCGTGGGGACGACTTCCGGTGGCGTTTCCGGTGGTTCTTCGTACCCGATCAGGAACCCGGCGTACGTTTCTGGGCCGAAGACCGGCATGGTCTACTTGCGCCGCGGTTTGGGTTTCTGGCGCCGCGCTTTCTGGAGCTCCACCTTCCGGGCTGCGGGAGTCTTGGTCGCCTCCTTCATCTCTTCGGCGTGGCGCTCCTCCATTGCCTTCTGCAGGTCGAAGGTCGCGTAGTCCTTGGCCTCCATCACGAAGGACATCCGAATCGGCCTCTCGAACTCGCCTTCCGTGAAGACGCCGTGGGCCTGGATTTCGACTGCGGTGAGACGTGGCTTCTCGGGTTTGGATGTCATTAGCAGAGCCCCAGTTCGTGTAGATATTCGATGAGGGCTTTCGCGCTCGCTTCGGCCGTGATGGTTTGGTGAACGACCGGTGTCGCGTTGAAGAACCCGAGCTTCAGGCCGCTTTCCGCTCCCCTGATCCATGCTGTCGTGGCGTTGTTGGCGATGAATAGTTCGTTGGAGCCTGTCGCGGCCTTGCCAGCTTCGTAGCCGACGAACACGTTGCCCGACCCGGTTTTGTTTTCGTACCCCGCGTGGAAGCCGAGCGCCGTGTTGTTGCTGCCGGTCGTGTTGCTTTTCAATGCCTGCGTGCCCGATGCCGTGTTGCCTTCGCCGGAAGTCAGCTGGTAGAGGACGCGGTTGCCCACGCCCGTGTTGTTCGGCCCAGTCAGTTCGCCACTACTCATCGCGGCTGCTCCTACGGCCGTGTTCGCGTTCGCGGCTTCTCCTTCCATGCCCCCGAACACTTTCCAACCCATGCCGACGTTTTCGTTGCCGCCGGTCGCATTCTTCATACCTTCGTGGCCGATGACCACGTTGGCGGTGGCAGTCAGAGCAAACTGCATCACGTTGCGGCCCATGACCGTGTTGCTCGTTCCTGTCGTGAGGCTATACAGCGCGTTCTGCCCCACCGCAGTGTGCGCACCTGCTTCCACATGCGATAGGGCTCCTTGCCCTATCGCCACCATCCCGACGACGACGGCTGTGGTGTACTCCATCGCTCCGGTTCCCACCGCGACGTTGCCTTCGCCTTCTTTATGACTCCGTGCAGCATAGGCCCCTATGAAGGTGTTCTCACGGCCGGTGGTGTTGTTTTCGCCTGCGTATGCACCGATGGCAGTCGTGTGTTCCGCCGTATGGTAGAAAAGCGCGTAGGCGCCCACGGCGGTGTTGCTGCCAACCCCCGATAGGTTCCCCCCGCTGATACCGGCCGTTTCGTTCTGAAGGGCACTTGCTCCCACAGCCGTGTTAGCGTAGGACGAAGTTAGGGACCCCAGCGCATTGAGCCCGTGGCCGGTGTTCAGTTCAGCAGTCGTCAGTGACGGCAGCGTCGAGCCGATGCTAAGGTTGTTTTTCGCGTCTAGAGCATGGTAGGCAGATCCCAGCTTGGCGCCAGCTTCCGCCGTCGTCGCGGCTGCCCCGATACCCGCCTGCATGTGGTTGATGTAGGCAGCGGTGGCTTTGGTGACGTTTTCTGTCGCCGGCTGTTCTACATAGGGCACCGCTCACCTCCTAGGTGATGTAGGCGCTAGCCCACTGCACCGACAGTTTGCCTTCGCTCGTGGCGGCGAGGAACTGGATGTTTGAGGTCCGTTCGGCTGCGAGCGTGAACCACTGCGACCCATAGACGAGCGTTCCCAGACGTGTCGATCCGACGGTGGCCCCGGGCCCATAGTAGGTCGCGGTGTGCAGATCCGTGTCGATCACAAGCTTTGCGCCAAAGGCGATCGGCAGGTTGAACGTGAGGTTCGGTGAGCCTTCCGCGGTGACGTTCGTGATCGACGGGTCTTCGCACGGGCCTTCCACGATCAGCAGCGGGCGTGTCTCGATGTTCCCCGCGTTCGTGACCGACAGCGAGCCTGCGACTGAGCCGCCGCCGAAGTTCAGGTTGAAGCTCATCGGGAGCGAGAACCCCGCCGTTTTACTCGGCGGCACGACCGATGCCTGCTGCGTCTGCGCATACAAGCGCGGGTCATCCGCGGCCCACAGCAGGGCCACCTTGCCGAGCTTCCCCAGGGAGAGCTGGATTTCGCGCGGCATCTGACGCTTACGCACCCTCGCCATGCAGGCCAGCGTGCCCCACCCCGGCAGGTTTACGAACAGCGGCGTGTCTTCGGAGCCGCCGGGGATCGTCGCGTTGGCGAGGGCAGCTTCGGCCGCTTCAAACGTGCCGGTCAGATTGTGCAGATCCCCCGTGAGGCTCGGTTCACGGCCGGCCATCACGTCCAGCCCACGGAACATGCCGTGATCACGCGGGCGCCCGGAGTCCCCGGAGCGGACGGCGGGCATGTCGAGGCCCTGCCATTCGCGAATCTCGAGGTTGGTGCCCTGTCCGAACGTGTAGCCGCCGAAGCTGGCCTGGTATCCGGCCAGCGTGGGCCAGAGGGTGCCGTACGGTACGAAGCTCACGGGGACCCCCTAGACGGGCAGCTGGTGTGTCAACGCCCAGGTCAGCTCGGTCGCGTTTGCTTGTGCGTTGTTCATATCGAGGCCGTACTGATTGACCACCAGGCCCGAGCCGGCGTATTGAGTCGTCGCCTTCTCCTTGGTGACGCTCACTTCTCTTTCCTTCGCCGCCTCACGCTGAGCTGCGGTGTCTTCGATCTGGGTGAGGTTCTGCTGGGCCTGCGCGAGCTGTGCCGCACCTTCACCCTTCGCTCTGGCGAGGTTCTGTTCAGCCTGTTTGATCGCGTTGCTCCACGATTCGGTGGTGCGGGTCAGTTCGTTGGACGCGGCGTTGATAGCGGCTTCCGCAGCCGGGTTGACTTCCGCTTTCAGGTGGTGTTCCGCCCCCGCCACCAGCATGCCGGCTTCGCCTTCTGCCTGGTGGAGCTTGGCAGCCGCCGCCTCTTCCTTTTGCTTGCCCCCACCCGTGGCGGCGAGCACCTTCAGCTCGGCGTTCCCGATGAGCTGATCCGCATGGGATTGCGCGCGGTCCACTTCTTCCTGCGCGATCTGGATCTTCTGGTCCTGCGCGACCGTTACTGCATCGACATGCGCCAGCGCCGATGCCTCCTGCGCGTCCGCCATCGCCTTGTCCTGGTCGACGGTCTGTTCGTCCAAGGCTGTGACCTGCTGCCAGTTGACGGCGAGCTGCGCGTCTTCACGCTGAGCCTGCGCGATCTGCTGGTCGTAGCTCGCCTTCATTTCGTCGAGCTGCACTTCCTCCTTCTGAGCGATCAGGTTCAGCCCATACAAACCCCGCTCACCAAGGATCGAGACTTCGATGTTCGTCTGGTCCTTGATCCCCGTGACGACTTCGTTAGACGCGGCAGCCATCACCTTCGACTGATCTTCGATGCTCTGGGTCAGCGCGGAGAACGAGTCCGACATCGACTGCGTGGCGTCAGCGATAGCTTGCCCTGCGGCTTTCATCGCATCGGTCTGCTGCGCTTGGCTGGCCTTGACGACGTTTAGCTGGTCGGTGGCGGTGTGTTCGAGCTGGGTGGTCTGATCTTTCTGCTCGGTCGCCTGGACTTTCAACTGTTCCCCGAGCTTCGTCTCCTCGGTTGAAACCATCTCTGAGGCGAGGGTGGCGAGGGCCAGCTTGTGGGCGGCGACGAGTTTCGAGGCGAGCTCCTCAAGCTTCTTCTGGTGCGTCGCGTTCAGCGCGTTGACAAGCGCCTGCTCCTGCTTGCCGGCGACCGACTGGGATGCGCTCTTGGTGAGCGCCGCCGTGAGCTGGGTCATCGGCTTGCCGCCGGTGGAACCCGCTTCCGCATCGTGTAGGGCCATTTCGGGGATCGTCGGCCCCGCGCCGAAGCGTACGCCGTGGCGGGTGACGGGTTTGCCGGTCTGGGCCGTGGTGGAGACGCCGAGGGAGCGCTCGATCGCGGCGGGCGTCGAGGACTGGATGTTGGCTTCGTATTTCTTGACGAGTCCTTCGGCCTTTTCGCCGAGTTTCACCAGAGCTTCTGCTGCCTTTTTCGCAGCCGCTTCGGCCTTAGTCGCCGCCGTTTTAGCGGCCGATTCCGCTTTGCTCTGCGCTTTTTCCTTGGCTTTTTCTTCTTTGGAGACAGCCTTGGCGTTGGAGGTTTCGTTCATCAGGCCCGAGATGCCCGAGGACCCGCTGCCCGTGCCCGCGCTGGCCTTGCCGCCGCCGGAGTGTGCGTAGGCTTCGGCGGCCGCCTGTTCGCGTTGGTGCAGATGAGCGGTGCCCTCTTCCGGCGTTCCGTACCCCGGTTCGCCCGGCCGGGAACCTGCCGGAACCTCAAACTCTTTCTCGATGAAGCGAGCTGCTTCGGCGGGGTTCTTGGCGCTCTTGAGCTGCGCGATCTGAGACGGGGAGAGGCGCCTCAGTACCTCTTCCGATTGCCCCGCAACGCTCAACCCCGCCACCTGTTCCGCCCCCGCCGAACCCAAGCCGGATTGCTGATACAGGCCACCGCCCTTATCGCTCGGAGTGTCGCCCGACTCCAGCTGCGCGTTGCCGGCGAATCCTGCTGCGGCGGCGGGCGAAAAGCCCTTGCTCTCCCAGAACTTGAGGATTTCACTCTCGACCCCGACGCTCCCGCCGATCCCCATCGCTCGGTTCTGCGCTTTCTGGAGGTTGGGTGAGAGTGGTTCGTTGAGGTTGCCTTCCTTGCCTGCCGTGCCACCAGCGCCCGAGAGTTCCTTGATCTTGCCGAGATGGACGAGCCCGAGCGTGAGTTTTTCGACAACGCTCATGGCTTTGTTCAGGGCGGCGATGACCGCGTTGGCCATTTCCTGCGCCGCGATTTCGAGGCCCTTCATCACGGTTTTCCAGTGCTGCTCAAGCTCCACGGCCGCAACGCCGACGCCGACAAGCACAAGCCCGACTCCGGTCGCCCCGAGCGCCGCATCGACTCCCGCCGCCGTCGTGTCGGCGCTTGCGACGATTCCAGTGCCAGCCGCCTTGATCTCACCCGCCGTCATTCCGTAGGAGGAGGCCAGCGCGACGTTGTTCGCCTCCATCTCCTCGTTCGCGGCGAGCTGTGCCGCAGCCGTGGTCTGCGAGGTAGAGCCGATCAGCCCCATTTTCGTCAGGATGCTCGGGACGGTCTGCGCAATCGACGAGCCGAACGTGGTTAGACCTTTCACCATTTCCCGCGTGCCGGTGACGAACTGTGTCGCCTTCTGGTAGGCGAACACCGACACGGCTGCCCCGAGCACTGAGGTGATGACGCCGCCGAGGATCATGCAGGCTTCCTTGTGCTTGGTTAGCCAGGTGATGCCTTCGGCCAGCGTCTTCGCGACGGCTGTGAGCTTCGGGATCAGGACCAGCCCGAGATCCCCGCCCAACGTCTCGACTGCGGCCTTCGCGGTGTCGAACTCGCCGCGCAGGGTCTTGGCCTGGATTGCCGCGGCCTGCTGAGCCGTCCCCGTTTTCGTCGCCGCGTCTGTGGCCTTCTGATATGCGGGCACTCCCGACTGGATGACGGAGCCCATGATCTGATAGGCCCCGGCTCCGAACAGCGTCTTCTCGGCGAAGATCTGCTGCTGCTGGGAGAGCCCCGCGAGCTTCGGTCCGAGCTGGGCGATCACGCCCGACATGCCGATGAACTTGCCCTGGGAGTTGAAGATGTTGACGCCCAACGCCTTGAGCACGTTGTCGGTTTTTTCGGAGCCCCCGACGAGCGTGGTCATCGCGGTGTTGACGACCTGGATGCCACGGGAGCCCGTGACCCCGTGCTCACCGAGGGACACCATCAGCCCGCCCATGTCCGAGAGGGTCGGTGAGAGGGTGCCGAGCCGGGCGTGCAGTTTGTCGATCGCCGTCGCCAGCGAGCTGATCGGCACGTCCAAGCGGGTCGAGACGTTGTAGAGCGTGTCCGCCGTCCCCGCCGCCTGTCCCGCTGACATGTGGAACGCCTGCATCACGGCCCCGAGCGATGCGGTGGTGCTCGCCAGTTCGCCCTGCACCGCCGTGTTCAGCTGCGTGGCCGAGGACATGACCTTCATCGCTTCGGCTGTCCCCAGCGCATGGCCCTCGGTCGCCTGCAACTGGCCAGCCACCCCGGCGTAGGCGGACTCCATCTGCATCCCCGAGGACTCGAACTGCCCGGCCGTCCCGCCGAACGCCGCCGTGAGCGCTTTCACAGCCTTCGTCGACTGCCCCGTCGCACCCTGGATCTTCGCCTGGGCCGATTCGTACTGCAGCCCCATTTTCACGGCCTCGACACCGACACCTACTGCCATCGCTCCACCAGCGAGGAGGGTGGCCTTGCCGAGCTCCCCCATGACCGAGGTGAGCTTGCCCGTCTTCGTCGTGGCTTCGTCGAGATGCTTGCCCGCTGTCGAGAGCCCGGCGGCGAACGGGATGCCCATCCCTTCGGCTTTCTTGCCGAGCTTCTCCAGGGCGTTCCCGGCCTTGGTCGACCCCGAGTTGAACGAGTCGCCGATCGTGTCGGATGCGCCCTTCGCCACTAGGCCCGCCCGCTCGAGGCTGGCCTCCAGGCCCCGGCTGTCGCCGAGGATCTCGATCGTGACCGTGCGTGCCATCTACAGCCTCCCGTCCAGCGCGCGCTCCACGGCCTCGGCGACCGCGTTCTCGATCGCCTCGGCTACCTCACCTTCATGGGCGGCGAGTGCGGGTGCAAGGAACGGCCGCGATGGCTGATCGACCCACGTATCCCCGCCGAAGACCGGATGCCGGAAGGTCCCGCTCCGCCCGTGGTTCTCCAACGGTGCCGCGTCTTCGGCCTGTTCGCCACCAGCCACGACCTTCACGTTCCCGCCGCTCGTCACCCGCACTTTGATCGAGCCGGGGATCCGCGATGAGAACGATGCGCGGCTCTTGGCATCATCCGCGACGATCTGCCCAGCGGCTTTGAGCGCCACTCTTGCGCCCTTCCACGCCGCCGGCGCCGCGAGACGTAGATCGGCGGCGAGGCGGGATAGCGCTTTCGTGTCGCAGACGATCGAGACGCCGGTCTTCGACGTGCCGGGTGCGCTCGCTTTCGTGTACGTCGCGGGCATCTCACATCCCTCCCGGTGTCTTCAGGATCGACTCAGCGATGTCGATCGCGGCAAGGAAGTCGATCCACCACAGCTGCTCTATGTCTCGGAGCTGCCAGCGGAAGGCTGCGGCGATGGTCCATCGGTGCTCTCCCCAGAGTTCGGCGGGGTCTCCGTTGATGCGGGGGTCGGGGGCGCTGTACTGGGCGAGACCTCCGTAGGGCCCGGCTTCTCGGCCTCCTCCTCATCGGGCGTGCTGAGCCACAGGTTGAGCGTGAAGTTCCCGTCCATCTTCTGTGGTTCGGGGACTTCGGTCTCACCCGCCGCGCGCCGGGCGATCCAGACCGCGCACAATGCCGCATCGGGGTCCCCCTCGAAGAACGCCTCGATGAAGTTGTTGTAGCGGCCGAGCGCCGGCTCCTCGCCGCGTTTCGGATACCACTGCTTGATGTGGTGCAGCGCCTCGACCGTCACCATCGTTGCGTCGAAGGCGTACTCCTTGTCGTCTACCTTGATAAGCCACTGCTGGGCCATCGGTGCTCCTTCCGCCCCACACCGGGCGGCTTTCAGTTGACGCGGCGACCGGGTGTGCAGTCGCCGCGCTCAGCCCCCTCGCCAGGGGCCAAGTTGCTTAGGTCAGGCCAGCGCCCGGAAACGGCCAGATGGCCTGCTTCCGGCGATTGCAGGGCACGCACGCGGGACGAAGGTTCGCGTGACAGTGCGTGCCGCCGTGCTTCAAGGGCTTGACGTGATCGAACTCCGTGGCCTCGGCGCCGCACATCCAACAGCGACCGCCGTAGAAGTCCCAGCGCGCCGCGAGGCCAACGGCCGTGACCGTGCCGCGTGGCATCTGCTTCTTGACCGCTCGGCGGCGATACTGGATCGCCTTGCGCGCCATTGGATTGCGTTTGCGTTCGCGGCGATCCTTCTCGCGCCACTTCTCGGGATTCGCCGCGCGGTCAGCGCGCGCCCATGCTTCCTTCGCCGCCTTGCGCTTTGCGTTCTGCTCAGGCGCCCGGGCACGGCCAAGGGCACGACTCGCCTCCACGTCACGCCAGTAGGCGGCCTTGACGCGTGCTTTGACGAGTCCGAGATTGGCCGCGCGATAGGCGCGCGCGGCGGCCTTGATCTGCTCCCGTTTCGCTTCGTAGCGCGCGCGGTTGTAGTCGCTAAAGCAGGCACGACACCAGTGGTGCCGACCGTCCGCACTCCGCTTGCTGCGGTTGAATGCTTCGAGTGGCTTGCGTTTGCCACACCGCCGACACCGCTTGCTACCGTCCGCCATGTCCTACACGCTCCTAACGTGTGGATCATGCCCCCGGCTGTTTGCTCAGCGCGGGGGCGCTTTTCACCTTCGATTGTACCGATTAGAAGGAAGTATCTCCCGTAGTCAATTCCGCCGACACGACCGCTTCGTTCGTCGCGTTGATGGTCGCTTTGGCCGCGAAGGTCGTTTTCAGAAGGTCCGGCCCGTCGATCGGGAACTCCGCGCCGGACATGATGAAGACGTTCGGCATCTTGAAGAGGAACAGGTTGGGTTTGCCCGAGGTGCCGATGTTCGCCCCGGTCGCCTGAGCGATGATTTCCTGGGCTTCGTTTTTGAGGAACGTTTCCAGCACGTTCTTCGCGGCTTCGGTGTTATCGCATTCGCAGGAGACGCCGATGTCCACCAGCCCGTTTGACACCGGGAGCGACTTTTCGTTTTCCCCGAGGTACCAGCGGTCGGTGGCCAGCTTGTGCTCGAGCGTGACCGTCATCTTTCGCACGCCCGCGAGCGCTGCGGTTCCGCCGGGGTTGCCGATCTTGAATTCCGAGGAGCCTTCGTTCATCGCGAACGGCACGCCGTTGGTGGTGAACGTCGGCAGCGTCGGGTTGGCGTTGGGTGCGACGTGGCGGAAGTCGATGTCGTAGCTGTAGGAGCACAGCCCCATGCGGTCGAACACGAACTCCGCCTTGGTCGGGATGCCGGCGGTGTAGCGCCAGCCGACGTTTTCGGAGTTCGTGTACGGCAGGCCGACTTCGATGTCCAGGAACGTGGATTCTTTCGCGGCGTCGTGGGACTCGGGGGCTTCGAGGTTGATCCCTTTGATGCCCGTTCCCGTGAAGAGCTGGTAGGCGGCTCCTGTGCCCGACTCTTTCAGCGTGCCGTTCGACCCGAACGCGCTCACGAGCAGCAGCGCCTGGGCAGTCGTCATCACGTCGCCGGTGAGCGTCGCTTTGGCGTCGATGCCCATCTTGACGAGCGCCGAGCCGATGTCCGCGATGCGGCCAGCTGCCAGATACGGGCCGCCCTGCACCTTGTGCGGGTCCCAGGTCGGCTTGAACGTCTTGAAGTACAGCGTCCGGGGTGAGCCCGTGACGAACGCTTCGTTGTATTCTTTGTGCCGCGCGACGGTGGCCCATGCGCCGAGCCCCGAGCCGGAAGTGAAAGTAGTCACTCTGCTGCTCCTTGGTTATCCGGCACCGCCGGGGTTTGTGTGTCACGTCTCTGCTTGAACGCCAGCTCGGCCGCTAGGCCCGCTCGCGGGTCCTGCGCCGACCAGCGGCCGGTGTTCAGCAACTGCTCGGCGGTGTCTGCGTCGAAGTCGCCTCCGTCGCCGGGGCGGACCGCCGGGTTGTTGGCGCCGCCGACTACCTCCGGTGAGTGGCTCACGTTGTAGAGCCGCATGTCGGCCCCCTTCACCAGTGATGATGCGTCGCGTGCCCGCTCTTGTCGGGCGCGTTCCCGTGCATGTGCCACGGCCGCGTTATGGCTCGGTGCACCGAGCGCTCAAGGTCTTGCCACTTCGCACAGCGCAGCGGCTCGATCCGCGCCTGCGCGGTGATCTTCACGAGCCCGATCGCGGACCAGTCGGCCCACTCCTCGCCGCCCTGCAAGTGGTGCGCCCAGTCTCCGGTGCCTGCGGCGATGATCCCCTCGGAGTGGCCCGTGGTGATCCAGTGGCACTCGTAGACCCATGAGCAGAGCGGGTGCGGGCAGGCCACGAGCTCGTCCAGGTGCGCGTCTGAGACCTCGATGTCGTGCTCGACGTTGACGATCGTGAGGTCTGAGTCCCAGAGGGCCTCAAGCGCTATCGCGTAGTCGAAGTCGCCGCGGCACAACGCGGGCTGGACCGGATAGCGGCTTGAGTGGAAGTGCCCCTCGCCCTCAAGGTGGGAGGCGAGGACGACTACCCGAGCTGGGGACTCGGAGAGATGATCGCCTTGAACGTCAGCGCCCAATCGATCACCCCTCCCCAGCCGCCGGGTTGACCGGCGATGATGTCGAGCCCTGCGGTGTAGTCGGCCTGGATCGGGAACATGACCTGCGCGCTCGGGCCCGTGGTGCCGAAGGTCGGCTGATTTCGGTTGGCGATGGCGGGGCCCGCCACACATTCGCCGAACAGCTCGAAGGTCTGCGCCATCACTTCGGCCGCGAGTTCGGCTGCGCGCGCCGGTTCCGTGGCTGGCGGGGTTTCGCCGGTGAAGTAGCTCGCTTTCCCCTGGATCTCGTATTCCTCCGCGAGCTGGATCGGGATGGCGTGCCAGTCATACCGAGGTCCCTTGATCGGGCCGACGATGATGTAGCGGGCGGGCTCGAACTGGGCGAGCGCGCCGGGGAACACGCTCACGGGCTTGGACTGTTCCTCGGCGGCTTCGCGGACGAGCTTCAAGAGGCCCGCGTAGATGCCGGGGACCGAGGAGACGAAGGCGGTCGGTTCGGTCACCCGATGCCTACCTGCGTGTAGTTGTTGAGCCGGGCTTTGACCTCGGGCAGCATCCCCGGCAGCAGGCCCGGCTCGACCTCCCCGTGCTCGCCGACCATCTGCGGAGCCCCGCCGCGTGACGCCTGCTGCTCCTTGCGCCACTCGTGCGCGATCTGTTTCAGCGTGGCGTTGCGGATCGGCGGCGGGAGCGGGTCATAGCCCGCGGTCCACACCACCTCGATGTTTCGCAGGCCGGGGAAGAACGGGCGCGGCACGAGCCCCTGGAAGGACCGCACGATGTAGCCCCGCAGCGGGTCGATCGTGAACATTTCGTTCGAGCCCTGGTGCTCGGGGGTCTGTTCTTCGAGGACGTGTTCGCCGTTGACGCCCCAGAACTCAGCGACACGCTGCACGCTCTGGATCGGGTAGTAGGGCAGCATCAGCGTGTTGCCGCTCCACACCGAGAAGCGTTTGGCGAACAGCGTCGGGGCGAACGGGCGGCCGAGCTCGTCTTGGAGCCACCAGCACACGTCGTCGACGACTTCCTTGAGCTTCGTCTCTTCGCCCGCGACCGGGACGTCGCCCATCTGTAGCCAACTCTTTACGTCCAGGTCCACGTCAAGGTAAGTGGTCCACTGCGGGCTACCGTCGTAGTTGTACGTGGTCATCGCCACCCCCGAGTAGACTCCGCAGGATGATGTCGAAGGCATGTTCGGAGTGCGGCGACTCCTTCTCGCTGACCTCCGGCCGCCGTCTGACATGCAGCGAGCGGTGCGCCGGCAAGCGGCACTACCGCTTGCGCTGCGAGCGCCATCCGCTCGTGCGGCCTACGCTCACGCCGCAGCCGTGCATCGAGTGCGGAACGATCTTCCAGCCGACGGTCCCGAACCGGAAATACTGCTCGAAGGTCTGTAGCAGGAAGGTGGCGAGCCGCGCTATCGAGAAACGCCTCGGCGGCTCGCGCGCTCGGACGCTGTGGTTCAACTACAAACTGACGCTGGCTGCGTTCGACGCGCTGCTGGCCGCCCAGGGCGGCGTCTGCGCAATCTGTGGCAGTGACGATCCGGGGGCGGCGAACTGGTGCGTCGATCACGACCATGCCTGCTGCCCGACGAAGGGTCGGTGCTGCGGCAAGTGCGTCCGGGGCCTGCTCTGCGACATGTGCAACCGCACTCTCGGCACCGCCAAGGACGACCCCGACCGCCTCCGCAAAGCGGCGGCCTACCTGGAGCGCGGCTAGCCCCCTCATCCGCCGGGGGTTTCTTTCGGGAGCAGCGAGCCGAGGTCGGTCGCGCCGGGGCCGACCGGCACGGTGATCCAGAACGTCTCGGGCGACGCGCCGGTGATGCGGAAGTCCACTCGGTACTGACTGTCGCCCGGGGCCGTGCCCGTGTCTACGTTGGAGGGGAGTTCGACGGAGAGTTCGCCGGTGCCGCTCAGGGCGGCGGAGACGGGGCCGGGCACGATCGTTTCGGCACCGTTCGTGATCCGCTTCGAGAGCGTGAACTCGATCGCGCCGGAGGCCGCCGCGCCGCTGGGTTCGGTCAGCTTGTGAGTGATCGTCCTCTTGGTGAAAGCGATGACGCACCTCCGTTAGACTCGGCGCGTGACCTACCGCGACGTGACCTACTACATGGTCGGGCTGGTGATCGGGGCGCTCATGTACAGCGGCGCGACATGGCACCGCCTCGTGGCCCTCGCCATCGTCGGCCTCATCTGCTTCGGTTGGGTCTACTTCCGCCGCCGCGCTAAGTCGTGAGCATCCTGCGAATCAAGACCGATGAGGCAATCCGCGAGCGCTACGGCCCAGAGCCGAGCCCGTACGCCGACTGGCCGCAGACCTTGCGCTGTCAGCAGATCGAAGCCGCCAACGCGATGCGCGAGCTAGTCACGCAGCTCCTGACGGTCTTTGCTCACGCCCTTCGCCGCGCCCTTCCTTCCAGCTCGACCCCATAGGCCCCACCTCTGCCCGCTCCAAGTAGTAGGCGTCCTCGGCGTCGGGCTCTCGGACGTACCACGATCCGTGGCGGGCGAGATAGGGTGCCCCGGTCCTGATCGCCTCGTACTCGAACTCTGCACCGGGGCGGTAGAGGGCGAACGTCGTGTCGATCAGCGAGTCGAAGACTCCGGGCGACGTTTCACGCGAAACCAACTGGCGCTCCCAGCCCTTGCTCGGGAACTCCACGTCGTCCAGATAGAGCCCCAGCCCTGCCTTGGAGTAGCCGGGGTGAGCGTCGAGTAGAGCCTGAAGGTGGGCCACGGCATCGAGGGGGCAGGAGTCCAGTGGCACGATGTCCGGGTCCGTGAGGACGAACGGCTCATCGGGCACCATCTCGGCCTCCCACAGCGCCCTGGAGCCGAGGTTGTTGCCGAGCCAGCGGACCTCGTGGCGGGTACCCGCTAGGTACCTCAGCAGCGGCATGTAGGTCGAGGCGTTGTCGAGGAACACGATCCGGTGGCCTGCGCGCTCAAGCCACTCGACCAGCTTGCGGAGATCCCGCAGGCGATCCCTTACCGTGATGTAGACGGTGATGTCCACAGGTGCCGGCGGCTTCGATAGAGAGCCCGGTCGGCCTCCATCGTCGCGTGCCCTTTGCGGTAGGTGGCGTCCATCTCGCCCTTGCCTGCGGCGGGGTGCTGGTGCTCCACGATCGCTCCGTCGGCGCGCATGAGCTTCCCGCGCGAGCGCGCGACCTCCCAGCACTCAGAATCGCTGTAGTTGTGGTCATAGCCCGGGTAGATCACGACGCCGGGCACGTCCACACACCCCGACTGCTCCTCGATGTAGCGGCGGGAGACGAGCGCGTTCGTGCCATTCGCGTTGTGCAGGTCGTTGACCACGACCACGCCCTCGACCCTGCGCATGGTGCTCAGCGCCGCTGCGAGCCATCCTCGCTGGAACAGCACGTCATCTGCGCCGAGGAACACGTACGGGGCCTCGGTGGCGTGGAACAGGCGATTGATCCGGTTCGGCCAGGTGTCCCCGTCATCGCGCAGGAACGCGGCCCCGTGGCGTTCGAGCTCGTCCACGGTGGGCTGATCGGAGGCGGCGAAGACGACGCGGTGGGGCTCGGTCGTGGCGTCGGCGATGTTCGCCAGCAGGGGTTTGATCCGGTGCGGGCGGTCGAGGACCGGGATCAGGATCGCCGTGCTCAGTTCGTGACGTTCCGCGTCGCACGGCCGTGGGTGCGCAGCGCTTGGGGCACACACACAAACCTGGCATCCATGTCCAGGAACTTGAGCCATAGCAAATAGTCCTCCACGATGTGCGAGACCGGATAGCCGCCCGCCCGCCGGAGCGTCTCGGTGCGGATGCACGCCTCCCCGTCGATGTAGTTATCGCCGCTGCGCAGCCGCTCGGCATCGAAAGGTCCCCAGGAGTGGGGGTGCCCGCGGCAGTAGGAGTAGACGACATCGGCGCCGTCGAGGTGCTGGGCCATGAGCTCCAGATACTCGGGGTCGAACGTGTCGTCATCGTCGAGGACCGCGATCCACTCTGTCTCGATGGCGGCGAGGATCGCGTTGCGCTGGCGGGCGACGTGTTCGCAGCCGAAGCGGTCGGGCTCCTCGACCCGCACCAGCCACGGCACCGGGCCGATGGTCTGGGCTCTCACCGATGCGCCGGCCTTCGCCAGCAGCTCGTGGCGCTCAGGAATCGAGACTGTGACGACCGTGAAAGGGGATCGGGTCACGGACCACCTCCGCGGCCTGCATCTCGTTCCAGGCGGCTCGCAGCTCCTCATCGCCGGAGCCGTCCAGGCGGGTCATATGTGCGCCGTCGCCGCGCGCCCGGCCCACCGGATCGAGCGTGGCGCAGCGTTCGCGCACCTTGCGCTTGAAGTGCTCAAAGCCGCGGAACTGGTAGTGGCGGACTTCGAGCAGTCCCCATGTTCCGCCGGGGAGGCTCACGTCATGGTTGCCGGGAGCGATGTGCGCCTCCTCGGTCCAGCGGTAGGCGACCTTCGGCAGTCGCTCCGGTGCCGCGTACTTCAGCTCCCAGGTCTGGTGGTGCCAGAGCTGGGCGTAGAGCTTGCCGCCAACACCGAGCGCGAGGGCCTGTGCGATGGGTTTGCCGCCCGTGGCGAACCAAAACTCGTCAGCATCGAACGGGAGTATCCACTCGGTGCCCGCCTCGGCTGCCAGGTAGTCGATCCAGTAGGGCTGGCGATGGACGGGCTCGTCATCGACAAGCCTGGTGACGCGCCCGGTTTCCCGTTCCAGCCGCCGCAGAATGTCCGTGGTGCCGTCCGTTGAGGCATCGGCGATCAGGAGCTTGTCCACGCCGCCTGCGAGCAGGCACCGGACGGACGCCTCGATGATGTCGGCCTCGTTGCGGACGGTGGAGACGGCTGCGATCACGACGTGCCTCCCGGCCTTATGCTTCGACGATGAGCAGGATGGCCGCGTTCTACGGTGGCCCTTGGCATCAAGAGGAACACTCCGTGCCGGAGCCGATGCCGTTCGACATCCGCGTGCCGCTGCCCGTTGAGCCGATGGTGTTCGTCTCCCCGGAGCCGCCGCTGGCCCCTGATCTCCTGCTGCGCGTCGCGCGCTATGAGCGCCGCCGCCGCGAGCCCGCGTGGGTCTACGTCTGCGTGGACGACGGGCACCCGCTGCCGAAGTGGACCATCGCTGTCATCACGCCGTGGGATGGCGAGGAAGGTGACGAACTCTTCGAGAACGTGGCGACCATCAGCGCGCGCACCGCCGAGCACGCCGAACGCATCTACGGCAATCAGCACCCCTATGACCGGGACTACTGCTTCGTGTACGCGCGACCGCTGGGAGAACCCTGGTGACTAACGGCCCTACGGCACCGCCACGAAGTGCTCCATGCCCCCGAGCGTCCCTTCGACGTGGGAGAACCCATCGAACCACGCGGGGTCAACGGGGCTCGGCCACCATGGCTCATGCGTGGAGAGGTGCAGCGGGATGCCGCGCTCGGCGAGGAACGGCGCGACCGTCTCCAACACCAGCGCCTCCATGCCCTCGATGTCCATCTTCACCAGACAGCAGTCCTCGATCGAGTAGTTCTCGAACAGCCGCTCGAGCGTGAAGCACGGCACCGTCTCCGTGGCCTCTGAGGCCTCATAGCGGATCACCGAGGACATGGCGGTCGCCCAGCCCTGCGGGTGGCTTGAGAGCTCGCAGGTGCCGTTGTAGTCGGCCAGGGCTCCATGGACGCAGCGGACCTTGCCGGGGACGTTCCGCTCGACGTGGCGGGAGAGGAACTCGAAGGCCACTCGGTCGGGCTCTACGGCCACCACGTCGGCCCCGCGCTCTGCGCAGCCCATCGAGTGAGCACCGATGCAGGCCCCGAGGTCCACGAACGTCGAGCCGGGCCTCACGAAGCGGTCCAGCACCTCAAGCGTGTCGTTCTCCCAGTTCTCGGCCTCCCACTGTTTCCAGAAGCCGGGGAACGGGCCTTCGGTGTAGGGAGCGGTCGGGGTGGGTTCGTCCACCTCCCAGGTCATGCCGCGTCGGGTGACGATCACTCCAATATCCAGCGGATGCCGCGTCGGTGGCCATAGCCGGTTGGCATTGTGAGCCAGACGACATGCGTCGCGCCCGTCCAGTTGGCCTGCGAGCCTGCGATTGGCGTGTCGAGCCGCGTGCTGTTCACTCCATCCACCCCGCCATCCTCTCATGGCCGATGTGCTCGACCCTCGGCTCATCCTCGATCCGTCCGAGGTAGCCGAAGCGGTAGCCGTGCTCGAGCAGCGTGTCGGTCACGTTGGGCTCTGAGAGCGGGCGCCCGCTCCTCAATGCCAGTTGGATCACCCGCGCGGGGATCAGCGAGGGGTTCGTCGTGAAGTTCGTCTCATGCTCGATCCACCCGTCGCGCTGGATGAACTCGCCGGGTTTGGTCTGCATGAAGCCGCCGGCCGCCTGCTCCTCGGCGTTGACGGGCTGGCGCTTCAGGGCGAGCTGGGCGATGTGCGGATGGGCGTCGAGCAGGCTCGCCATCGCCATCAGGTCCACGGGCTCGTTGTAGGTGAAGTCATCCTCGGCGTGGAAGACGTACTCGGCGCCGGAGCGGATCACCTCGCGCCACACGGACTCGACGGCGGCGGCAAAGCCACGGCGCTGCTCGTGCACGAGGCTCGTGTAGTCCACATATCGCATCACGGCGGCGAAGTCCGGGTCGCCCGAGTCATCGACCATGACGCATTCATCGGGCCACGGGTCCAGCGACGCGCGCAGGCTCTCCACCGCTCGCTCTAGGCACTCCTCGCGCCCGTCCGTGGTGACGGCGAGGGCGAAGCTCACCGTCGCCTCACCCGCCCACAGCGCCCACAGCGCATGTAGGAGCGGAGCCACGGCTCGTCATAGTGGACGCCGATGAGACAGAGCAGGTGGCCGAGGAGGCGCAGGCATCTCACGCGCCCCAGACCTTCGGCCTTGGCGGCAGTCCCCGCGCGCGATCAATCACGCGGTACAGATCGACCTTCAGATCATGTTCACGCGCGAGCCGGGCGCGTTCCGCCTTCGTCCGCTTGAGGCCCTTCGCCTTGCGCTTCACGGCTCGATGACGGCCTGCTTGCCGCCGATCTTGATTGCGCACTGACCGCAGTAGGGCAGTTTGCGACCGTCGAGGAAGGTGATGACTTTGCGGGCCTCGCGCTCGCAGGTGCCAGTCGAGCACGGTGGCCTCACCGCCAACACCCATGCGCCGGCCCGACCTTCCACGGCGAAGCGGGCGAGTCCTCATCCCTCAAGTGCTCCAACGGTGGCCCGTGAACGTGCATGATCTCGCCTCCGGGGTTCAGGACGTGGGATTGGAGCCAAGAGTCTAGGCGGCACCAGTGCTTCGGAGGATGATCCTCATCGCTCAGCTCGCCGACCACGTCGAGCGCGTCGGGATAGCGGGCGATCAGCCCGGCCGAGAACTTCGCACACGACAGGCCCGCATACACCCGGCCGACGTAGGGCACTTGGTAGGAGCACCACGGCTCGTGACACTCCACAAGGGCATCGAGGGTGCCGGGGCGGACCACCACGTCGTGCTCGACGCAAATGAAGGTGCGCCTGTTTGCCCACAGGCTTGCCAGCAGCTCCCAATACGCCTCATCTGAGCCGGACACATCTACGAAGGCCACATCCCACCCTGCCAGTGCCTCGACTACCTCGGAGCGGAGGGGAGGGACGTAGGGGCAGGCGATGGTGGTTTCGTGGCCTCTCACTTCCGCGCCTCAAGCACGGCCCGCCAAGGGTCGAGGTCGGCCAGGTGCGCCGCCATCGCCAGCTCGAACTCGTCGAGCGTGATGTGCTCGTCGAGGTACAGGCCCTTGACCCAATCGGCGGTCGGGTCGTCATCGTCGCTGGCCACAGTCTCCCGGCGGGGTAGCCAGGCGTGGCGGCTGCGGACCACCGACACTAGGCCCGCGCCGATCAGCGCCACGGCGAACGGCCCCATCCATATGAGCAGGGCGATGACACCGGGTGTGCCGATGTGTTGGTTGACTCCGTGACCCACTTCCGTCGAGCTCGCCACAGCGCCGAAGCCCACCGCGCCGCCCACGAGCCAGCCGACGGCCAGAGCCACACCGAACTCGCCCAGGTTTCGCCACTCGCGCCTCACACCACGAACAGGCTAGCGGCGGGCCAGTCGGGGGAGGGCGACGGTGGTTTCGTGGCCCCTGTCAGACATGCAGCGTGATCGTGACCTCTGCGCGGAGTCCCGGGTGGATGACGCTCAGCCGGACTTCCGTGCTCACCGGCTGGACGTACTGCCCCTGTAGGCCGCCCACGTAGTACGCCATCGGGGCCGCGCCCATGTTCATATCCATGCCCCGGATCATGCCCCGCTCTAGCCAGGGGACCAGCTCGCGGACCCGCCGTTCGAGGCCGGTGCCGTAGTGCCCGCCCCAATTGTCGGGGAACAGCGGCTCGTGTTTCTCGGGGCCGAGCAGCCACGCCTCGGCTTCGGCGTGCAGGATTTCAGGGACCGGCTCAGCGCCAAGCTCGCGCGCCAGCGCCTCTGCGTCCTCCCAGCGGTCGAGCACGCGGACGCCGTACTCCTCGGCGAGAAGGTCTAGGCCCGCGAGCCCTCCCGCCATCTCGACAGCCTGCATCGAAGCGCCGCACCGGTAACACGAAAGCCTCGCGCCGTTGACCGACCACGCGTGCGGGCAGTTGCGGTCAACGTCATCAACGCGTGACCTGTCGATGATGCCGACAAGCTCGGCGGTTTCCGCGCGCCAGCCGTCTGGGTGGATGATCAGGTTGCCGTACCCGATCACGACCGCGCCGACGGCGTAGGCGCCCACGCTGCCCGCGATGGCCTCCGGAGTCGAGTGGGCGTAGAGCCCGCAGGCGCAGTCCTCTTGCGGCGCGTTGTGTGCGGCAACCGTGGTGGCGACGCACTTCGCGCGCTGGGGCTCGCGCGTGATCGGCCAGCTCGCTTCGACGCCCGTCGATTTGAGTGGCCCCGTGCCGTCCCACTTGAACGCGCGGTAGCCGATGGCTGGCGCTTGGAGCTGGGCGGTCACGCGGGGACGGGCTCGGGCTTGCGCACGGGCTCCGCGGGCTCCGGGAGCACGAGCGGCTCCCGCTTCGGAGCCGGAGCGACCGCTGGCACCGTTCCCGGCTTGAGTCCCATGCCGCGATTCTACGCCCGTGGCCCGTCGCAGGTCTTGCTCGATGATGTCCACGATCACGCCATGCTGCCCCACGTCGCTGACGAGCTGAAGCGAGATCGCCTCGCCGACCACCGTCCCATTGGGCAGCCGCTTCCACGCCACCACCTGCGCGCGTGCCTGCGACCCGCCGAATCGGTAGGCCAGCGCACTCGGCACCTCGGCGGGCGTCTCCGCGAGCCGAATCCCTCGCTTGCCCAGCACTCGCCGCAACTCTGCCGTTGCATGGCTCACACGAACAAGTTAGCCGCTGGCCAGCCGGGATTCAGGTCGAGGACTCGCGGCTCCCCCATCCCGATCCACCGCTCCGCATCGAACCGACTCCTACTCGGGGGCTCCGGGAGAGAGCGCAGGTAGTCACACCGCGCCATCCAGAAGTTGCCCCCGAAGAACGGGGTCCTGATCGCATTGGGGAAGGCGTCGGGGGTCAGCCAGTGGCAGCCCACCGCGTCGTAGGACTCCAAGGCTTCGAGGTTGGAGCGCCAGTTGTCGATCACCCGCAGGCACATCGACCTTCGCCAGTCCGCCCGGAACTTCGTCACGTCTGAACTTCCCTTGGTATGCGCGTACATGCAGGCGCCGTCATTGGTCTGAACCCACTCGCGCAGGGCGTTGATCGTGACCTGCTCGTAGCCCTCGTCAGCTTCGGCGGCGACGGTCACATCGGGGAGCGGGCTGAAGGCGTCTGCGGCTGCTTCTCGCCAGAACTTCTCACCGACGAGGCCGAGATAGACCGGGCCGGTGAACTCCGCTTTCAGGAGCGTGTCGACCTGTTCTAGGACGGGCTCTGTCCAGTCTCCGTCAGCGAAAATATGGTAAAAATGCGATAGATGCACCGTCAACCGTGATATGATTGTGTCATGCCCAAAGAGCTTGACGTGATGGGCCACCGGTTCGGTCGGCTGATTGCCATTCGGAAGATCACGCCCCCCGGAACGCGCAGTAAGTGGGAGTGCCGATGTGACTGTGGCGCCATCACCATTGCAGCGCTCTCGCACCTACGAGGGGGACAGACTCGCTCATGTGGTTGCCTCCGTCGTGAGGTTTCAGTAGCCCTGTTCACAAGGATCGGACGCCAAAACGCCGGCAAGCGCGTCAAACACGGCCACGCGCCTTACAGCCGCAAACGCTCCCCTACCTATGGGAGCTGGTCCGCGATCAAAACACGCTGCCTCAACCCCAACGCCACGGACTACGAGAGGTACGGCGGGAGTGGAATCAAACTCTGCGAGCGCTGGCTCAAGTTCGAGAACTTCCTGGCCGACATGGGCGAGGCACCGGGGCCGGGCTACCAAGTCCACCGCAAGGACTCGGCGCGCGGCTATGAACCGGGCAACTGCGAATGGCTCACGAAGGGCGCCCACTCTACGTTGCACGGCAAGGAACGCGCCGCGAGGGGCGAACTCGGCCAAGGCCCGCGCGATCCCGTGACTGGTCGCTTCACTCGGGGCGCTTGACTGGCCACGCCTTCGGGTAGCAGCGCTGGACGATCCGCCATCCGAGCTGGTGCTGGCAGGCGTGGATGCCGTCCACGAACTCGCGCAGTTCGTCGGGGTGGCGGCGGTCGAGCTGGCCGAAGGCGTTGACTGCGGCGACAAGGTGGCCGCTGACCTCACGCTCGGGGGCGGTCAGGCCATCCACGAACGCCAGATCGTCCTCCGGTGGCGACCGGAACGCGCCCGTGTCGGCCACCGGCTCCGCTGACTCGGCAAAGAACGCGCGGTCGGAGTCGCGCTGGCCCTGCGCTTCGGCCGCCGAGTAGTCGCTCTCCTGCACGCGGGACTGGAAGTAGGGCATGAGCCCGGCGGCAAGCTCCGTCGCCCGCTCCAACTTCTCGATGAGCGCGTCGACCTCCGTCGAGTCGATCCCGATCTTGATCGTTGAAGTAGTCCGCGCCATGCCCGCAGCTTATACGTGATGATGAGCCGTGGCCGGCCAATGCACATGGACCTGCTGCTGCACCGAGGCGAACACCGCGATGTCCACGAACTGCCATGTGCTCTCAGGCAACGGCCGAACCCGAACCTCCGGCGCGATCTTGCAGAACCCGATCCCCCCGAAGTCCGCCCACTCCTCGCCCTCCTCGATCCACACTCCTCCACACGGGGGCTGTCTGCCGGTGCGGTGTGACCAGTGCGGCCCTCCCGAGACGGCGTTGAGCCAGTAGGCGTGCGTGCAGAAGGGCTCGGGGCAGTCGAGCAGGGTTTGGATCAGGTCGTCTGAGCACTCCATGTCGTGCTCGACGTTGACGATCGTCTTGTCGGACTCCCACCACTCGGCGACTCCGGCGCAGTAGGACTCGGGCTCGACGCACTCGATCGGCCAGACCTCGAAGCGCTCGGACTCGAAGTGGCCTGCACCGGGGAGATGCGAGGCGAGGACGACGGTCACACGGGCGGTGCGCAGCGCGGGTGGTAGACGCGGGTCGGGTGGTCATCCGCAATGACGGTGCCCATCGTCCATCCTTCGCACTCGATTGCGCCGGGCGGCAATGACCAGAAGCCGGGGACGCAGACCTTCTCCTCCTCAAAGCTCAGCCGCTTCCCGCACCCGGAGCAGACATCGGGCATCGCCAGCACGCCCGTCTTGCCCACCGGCAGAGTCTCCGTGTCCATCTAGCGAGTCTCCCTCACGACCGACTCGACCTCGACCAGCTCGCCGCCACGATTGACGAAGTGGCGAAGCGTCCTCGCCCCGACCGGGCAGAGATAGAGTTCGCCCGCGTGGGCCTCCGGGCCCCGCCGGCAGTTCAAGCAGCAGCCGCCCGTCTCATCCGGCGTCCATCGCTTGCGCATATCCGCGCCCATCTCCGACACCATCTGGTCGTGAACCTCCCGCTCATGCGCCGGATCGGGTCCGGCCGCACGTAGCTGAGCCGAGACGCGCGCCCCGCCCTCTCCCTCGTTGATCCCGATACCTCGCGGGGTCTTGATCTGCTCGGGCGGTAGGGGCTGCGGGGTCACGGCTTCTCCTGTTCCATGTCGGCTCGCACGAGCGTCACGAGCTCGGCTCGCGTCATCCCGAGCGCTTTGGCCACCGCGGCAAGGCTGATCGCCGGGCGTCGCTGTCGGCTGTTTCGTACCTGCTCAGACCGTGTCGCCCATCGGCAGTTTCCCGGTTCGTAGTCGCCGTCGTTGTCGATGCGGTCGAGTGTGTACTCAGGGCCAGGCTTCTCGCCCATATCGGTGAGAAAGTTCGGGAAGCCATCTGGTCCCTGCCAGCGCTCGCAGACAGTGATCCCGCGGCCGCCGTAGTTCTCCCACGATGGGTCCCTTTGGTTTCTACAGCGCGCACGCATGAGCGTCCACGTCATGTAGAGCGGATGTCTTGACTTGCGGAACGCATAGCCGTGAACGCGCGGCCCGCTCGGAAGGTTTCGCTGCGATGTCTGCCGTACGAGACACCCACACGACCGCGTGTGTCCGTTCGCCAGATGGTTAGCGGCGACCACCGTCGTCTTTCCGCAGGAGCAGAGGCATCGCCAAGCTGTTTGCGTGCCGATATTCGCCACGCGCTCCTGCACGGTCAACCGTCCGAACTGCTGTCCGGCTTGATCGATAAATGCTCCCATCCAACGCAGTATATAGCGGCACCGGATAGCTTTATTTCAGGGCCGACGTATATCCAGCTCCCCTGATGACCGCCGTTCCAGCCGCATGCCGGGTGACACACGCAGCGTACTCGCGCAGGTTGAGGATCGTCCGCAACGTATCGCCCTTGGCTTCGAGGAACACGCTCAGCACCGGCTCGTCCTCCATTACGATGATGGCGTCGCCGGGCGAGGACACGAGCAGCGGCGTCTGTGTCGTGGTTCCAAAAAGTGGCAGGTTGTCATCGGTCATCCAGAGCACGCCGCCAGGAAGAACAGTGCCGGTGAACCGCGACCACTTCGGCATCTTGTTGTCTTCGTCGTGGTCGTCAGCGTCTGCGGCGAGCGGGAAGCCGGGGACGAACTGCGGGACGACGATCGGGCGTTCCTGTTTGTCGAGCTGGCTTGTCGCGTGGGAGTAGAGGTCCGAGGTCGTGAACAGGTGCGTCGGGCGCAGCCGCGTGCCGGCGGTGTCGGTGATTTCCTCGCGGGCCGTCGCCAGGTCTTCGTACAGCCCGCCCGTCGTGTAGGAGGACTTGCCGCTGACCGCGTTGCCCTTGCTGATCGCCTGGTTCAGCACGTACAGGTCCACTTCGGCATCCAACTGCTGCTGTAGCTGTTTGCCGATGATGACGTCGGTGGCGCCGCCGCCCGAGCCGCCCCGGTCGTGTAGCTGCTGGGTGCCGGTGATCTGCCCGGTGATCGTCGCGACTGTCGCTGACGGTTCGAGTTCGGTGGCCGGCTCGGTTTCCGCCACTGAGCCGCCCTCGGTCTGCTGGCCCACTTTCGGCCCCGTGCTGAAGTAGGGCACGTACACTTTCATGCCGAACGCCGGGAGCGGCAGGAGGATGCACTGGTCGGTGAACGATCGTGCGGCGCCGCGGAACGGTGCCCACTGGTCGAACAGGAAGGCAGGAGTCACGAACGGCGCGGCTTCGCCGGGCGAGCTCGCCGAGATGCCCCCGTCGGTGCCGAAGCCGCGGATCTCGTTCAGCAGTCTCGTCGCCCGCCGCTGGTCTTCCTCGGCATCGCCGGTGCGGACGCGAGCGCGGATGATCCGTTCGGCGCGCTGGCCCTCCTTCGAGCCCCGTGCCATCTCTGAGCCGAGTTCCTTTTCATAGCGGATCAGCCGCTGGCGGGCGTCGAGGGTGCCGGGGAAGTCGGGCTGCGCCGCGGACACCACGTCGGCATAGAAGGAGTGGCGCGAGCGTAGGCCGTAGGTGGGCGGCTCGTGGGTGACGCTGGCGTCGCTCTGCGCCTTCTCGCGTTCCGCCTTCTCGCGCTCGCGTGCCAGCCGCTCGCCGATGATCCGGTCAACCTCAGCCTGCTGCGCAGGCGTAAACACCACGTCGCTCATCATGTCCTCCGTTGGGGGAGTAGGTCCGACGCTTTGGAGCGCGCGTCGTCAGCGCGAAGTTGGAGGCGAGCGCCCCCGAAGGGACGCCCGCCAGAGGTCGCCTAGTTGGTGTAGGTGACCGCTTTCATGCCTTCACCGTTGATCGCCGCCACGCCTTCGGCGTAGCGCTTGATCGCGGTGCCATACGAGTACTGCTGGAGAATTACCTGGAGGGTGTTGGCTTTGGTCTGTGGAATCGTCCGGGGAGTGATTGCCCCCTCGAACACCCACAGCTCCGACAGACACCCGACGATTGCCTGGTCGTTCGTCGTGGTGCCCTGGTCCGGGATGTTCTCGTCCGTGAACACCGGCAGCCCGACGAATTTGTAACCCGTCGCGCCCTCGATGCCCTCGTCACCTGATGCCGAACCTGCCGCCGCCGCGTTGAACGGCCCGGCGTAGTCCGGCACGATCAGCGAACGGCCAGTCGTGTCGGTCACCGCCGCCATGTACTCCCAGCGGGTCGGCCGCACGAACAGGTGCGTCGGGTTCAGCACGGTACCCGCGAGAGTGCGGATGTCGGCCTTCGCTTTCGCGATCTGCCCGTAGAACCCACCGGCTTTGGCTTCGCCCGCCGCCGAGACTTCCGTGAGCACGAATTTGCCGGCGTTGCCTTTCCAGTTGTTGACTTTGGCTTCGGCCAGCGCGATTTCCAGGCAGTACACGTCGAAGTTCAACGCGTAGTTGCGCATCAGCTGATCGAAGATCAGTTTGTCGAACGCGAAGCCAGGGCCTGCCCGATCGAGCAGCTGCTGTGAGACGACGACCTGCCCGGCGAACGTTTTCAACGCCCCCGAGAGGTAGCCCGCAGTCGGTGCCAGATCGGCGATCGTGGTGGAGCCCGCGGACTCCGTGGTCGCTGTTACTTCGGCGCCGCCCGTGACGTGTGGGATGTAGACGTACATCCCATATGGCGGGAGCTGTTCTTTCTGGCACTGGTCTGCGAACGCCCGGCCGAATTCACGGTAGGGCGCGTAGTCGCCGACTTTGAACACGGGGGTCACGAACGCCGAGCCTTCACCCGGTGCTGTGGCCGACGCGCCTCCGTCGGTGCCGACTGCGGTTGCACGCAGCTCGGGCTTGTCCTCGATCGCCATGCGGCCGCGCTGGTCGAACTCCTTCATCCGAGCCGCTGTGGCTGCCTGGTCCTCGCCGCGGATCGTTTCGCGGATCTGCTTCTCGGCCGAGCGTCCGAACGGCGTGCGCTGGGCGTACTCCTTCTCGACCTGATGCGCCCATTCGGTCAGACGCTTCGAGGACCCGTGGTCATAGTCCCCGGCGAACAGCGCTTTGCAGCGGAGTGCCAGGTCCATGTAGAACGAGTTCGGCGAACGCTCACCGTCGGCCGCGACGCCGTAGACCGGCCGGTCGCCTTCGATGACCTCCACGTCGGCGATCGAGTCCACCGAGCGGATGTGCTCGCGGGACTCGGCGATCGCCTTCGCGTCCTTCGCCCGCTGCGTCTCTTCCTTGATGCGCTTGCGGATGGTCTTTACTTCCTTGCGGATCGGCTTCAGGTCCTCGTCGGCCGAGTCGATCTCCGTGCGCAGCTCGTCGCAGCGCGCGGTCTCTTTCTCGTCTGCGTCGCGGTCCTCGCCTTTGTCGTTGGTGAGGCCCTCGACGATCTTGCGGAACTCCGCTTCCGACCCGTCACGGCGCGTGACCAACTCGTCACGGCGTGTCTGGGCGGCCTCGGCGTTCTCCACGAGCTCTGCTAGAGCGCTCATGTGCCTTGTCCTTTCGTGTGGGTTTTGTGTTCCCCACGCGATCCCGAACCGCACTCCGGACATTGCCAGCAGTACTCGGCTTTTCGCCTTTCCTCGACCTAGCAGGGTGACCGTCGTGCGTGGTACTATCGTGGTCTGATGTCTTGGCAAGACAAGGTCATTGCGCCCGGCACCGTGCTCGATCACTGGACCGTGATTGGTCTTTCCAGCGAGAGGCATCGTCGCTATCGCATGTACATGTGCCGCTGCGTGTGCGGCACCGAACGCGTGGTGCGGAGCGATCAGTTGCTAGCGGGGCGGTCCCGCAGTTGCGGCTGCAAACGTCCGGCCGAGCGCAAGCGGCGCGCTCTCAGCGGGCCGAGCCTGCGAAGCCATTCCCTCTACAAGACTTGGTCTGATATGCGCTATCGGTGCCAGAACCCGAAGCACAAGAGCTACGCCTACTACGGCGGGCGCGGGATCACGGTGTGCGATCGGTGGCAGGTCTTCGCCAACTTCCTAGCCGATATGGGCGAGCGGCCGGAGGGCCTGACGCTGGATCGCCGCGACAACGACGGCCCCTACTCGCCCGAGAACTGCCGATGGGCGACGCGGAAGGAACAGGCCGGAAATCGGCGCTCGCCCGAGATGCGCGGGCGCCGATAGGTGGAGTACGTCTGGCTGGACGACATCGCGCCCGAGGTCGAGGTCGACTATGAGCACCACGCGCGGTGCGAGCGCGAGGTCATCGGCCCCGCGCTGGAACGTCTCGGCTACAGGCTCAGCGGGCCGTGGTTCACGGGTGACGGCGATTCGTTCGGGCCGCTGACCCGCTGCATCCGCACGGACAAGGTCATCGTCGTCTATGGCTGACAGCGCACATGGCGCGCGGTGGGACTAACTGCGTGTCGAGGCTTTGACGGTGCCTCAGCCGTAAGTGGGATGCTTTGGGGCGATGAGCCTTGCCATAGCGCTGATCGACGCCGCGACCAACTGCGAGCGGGACGGCGCGAGCGCGCTCCTGACGCTGCGCTCGGGGCGCGAGATCAGCGGCAAGTTGGACAAGCGGGTCGGCGGCTCGCTCACGGTGCACGTCAAACTCAGCGACGGCGGATGGAGCGCGGTGCTGGTCGATGAGATCGCGGCCGTCACGGCGGTCCCGGCATGAGCGTGAGTCGGCACATCCCCGATCGGTGCGTGACCTTCAAGTACGTTGCGGGCAGCCCCGATCAGCACAACCCGCGCATCGATCGAGTCGTTCGGAGGCCGCCGGGCCGTGTCCGCCGACTGCTGCGCCTTCGCCCGCGGGTGTTCGTCCTTCGCGGCGTCCCAACGCCGGGCGCGGAACTCCGCAACCTTCTCGGCGCACCGCTGCCGCGCTCTGGTGACGAAATCCTGTGCAACGTGATCGTTCCGCCCCGCTCCAGTGCGGGCTCGAACACGATTAGCCTCTGCTAGGCCGCGACCTTCGACCGCTTACCTTTCTTGGAGCGCGCCTCCAACTGGAGTCGCAGCGTCGAAGCCTTGGTCGAGCGGATCGGCTCGCCGTCTTCTGCTGAGCGGGTGCCGTCGGCAGCGAGCGCGGTTTCGGTCGACTCGGACTCGGCGGCGTCTTCGGCGATCAGTTCGGCCGGGTCGTAGCCCGCCGCTTCGAGAACACCGTGGATCGACTTCGCGGCCTCGACGAGCTGGCCCTGGTGGGCCTTGGAGAGCACCTTGCCGGCGCGCTCCTCGTGGCCCTGGAGGATCGCCAGAATGTCCGCCAGCTCCTCCGCAGACATGCGTCCGGCGCGCAGGTCGACCTCGAAGCGCCGCAGGCGCGCGCGGGACTCGACGGGCATCTCGAGCGCCATGCGCCGGGCGATCTCAAGGCTTGTGCTTGGCGAGCAGGGGTATGTAACCCCAGAGACATCGAGCAGGTCGTCGAGGCCGTACACGTCGCGGGTTTCCAGGCCGTCGGATATGCCCCACTTGTCGCGGCCCACGATCATGCCGACGCTCATCTGTGTCATGTCTTTTCGCTCGACCGCGATTGCGAAGTCGTTCGCGAGCTGCTGGCGGGCGTCGAGCGTCGCCTCGAACGTCAACGCCTGCGGCGTGTCGAGAAGCTGGAGAGTGCCAGCGGTCGTGCGCGCCATCGCGAGCCCTTCGTGGTTCAGCAGCAGCCGGCAGTCCACGCCGCGCTTGAGCACGTCCGATGCGCAGCCGGGGTGCATCCGCTCCTCGAACTCGCCGAAAGCGTCGCGGACGATGTACGGCGCGTCGTAGACGATCGGCTGGCCGGTGATCTTGAGCTCGTTGGTGTTGGACGCCTCGCGGACCTCGAGACTCGCGAGGTCGAAGTGGCGCAGCTCGCGACCAAGCGGCACCGCGCGCCGACGTTCCTTGCGCCGGCGAGTGGTCTGCGTGTCGGCGGCGGACTTGCTTTCCACCGGCTTGTAGGTGTGGTGGACCTGGACCTCCTGCGGCTTGCCCAGCTTGACGCTCCCGTCATCCTGCACCGTGTAGGGCACCTGGAAGGTCTTGCCGCCCGATTCGTAGGTCGCGGTGTCGTCGTCGAAGTCGCGCAGGTAGGCGCTGAGCTTGCCCGCGTCCGGCAGGTCCCGGATCGCCGCTTCGATGGCGTGCACCGTGTCCGCGTGGCTCGGCCCGCTTCGGTGCTCGGCGTCCCACGCCGCTGCGCGCTCCTCAGTCTCGGCGTTCTCCGGCACGACCTCATCGGCGCGCTGCTCCTCCTCGGCGTCGGCCAGCGTCTGCTCATCGGTGTCCACGGTGACCTCCTGGGGTCGTCACGACTTCTTGAGCGCCTTGGCTGCAGCCTTGGCGTCTTTCTTAGGTTTGTCGTCGCCGGGCGGCTCGACATACTGGAACGTCACCGGGCACACTTCGATGATCTCCGGGCCGAACTCCACGCGGTCGTCGAAGCAGAAGAACGCGCCGAGGTGCTTGAGCGCCTTCGCCTTCCCTGCGCCATCTTCCTTGGGGTCCACGATCACGATCTCGTCGTAGGGCACACCCAGCTCGGCGAGCAGCGTTTCGCGTGTGTGCTTCGGGCCGTGGCCGGTGAGGATCACGACATGATCCCCGAGCGCTTTGATCGCTTCGGCGAGCCGGCGGAACTGCGCCGGGGCCGCGGTGATCGTGTCGTCCACGTCCATCACGAACGTGTAGGGCGGGCCCAGTTCGTCGGGCTCCGCGTGCTTCTTGCGCTCCTCAGCTCGCTCGCTGTAACGGAAGGCTGGCAGTGTCATTCAACGCCTCCCGTGCGAGGTTTGCCGATGCCGGGTCGCCCGTGGCGATGATCGCTTCCAGCGCGACCCGATAGCGGTCCATGTTGCCTTTGTACCGCCGCCGATTCTCCGCCTGCTGCGAGCGTGTCGCCCACCGGCAGTTCTCGGGTGAGTACGGGCCATCGTTGTCGCGACGATCGAGGGTCATCCCCTCTGGGCGCTCGCCCATATCGGCGACGAACTGGCCGAAGTCATCCCACCGCGCGTCCACTTCGATGCCACGCCCGCCATAGCGGTAGTACACCGGGTCCGAGGGATTGCGACAGCGCCGCTTCATCTGGGACCACGCGCTGTAGAGCGGATGATCGCCCTCGGTTCGGCAGTTCCGCAGAAGTCCGTGCGTGGCACGTTCTCGCGCCCGATCCCGCTTCTGGCAGCCGCAACTCTGAGTGACACCCGTCCGAATCTGGTAGGCCCCCGCGATGTGGGCGGTTCCGCACTCGCACCAGCACGCCCAGCGCGCGTGTCCGCGCGGATGGGGCGGCGCGTTCATTACGACCGTCAGTCGGCCAAATCGCCGGCCTGCGGGCGCGCGGTCCCTCTTGCCCTTCCGTGGCATTGCCCGTGATTTTACGCCTCGGCTCGGTCGCGGTAGCGGTGGGCGGGGAGGGTCACTCCGAGCCCCGGTCAAGCAGGAGGATCCAAGCGGCGCGAAGGGCCTGCAAGCGCGCCTCGATGGCCGTGCGGTCCTTCTGCGAGATGTACTCCTGCCGGCGCAGGTAGTCGGACTCAAGCTCGCGGTGCGCGTCTCCGAGCAGCCGGTCCACCATCTCCGTGTCGAACAGCGTCGTGTAGGTGCTCGTGTGCGTGTGCGTGAGCATCACTTGCCTTTCAGTTCGTCGCCGTCGTCGTCTTCGTCCGGTTCTGACGCCTTGCCGTTGCCGTCTTCGGGTTCGCCCCCGCCTGCGCCCGTCTGCCCCGGAGCGACGTTGGAGGCAAGTGGGAGCACGAGTTCGTCGGCGGCCGGGTCGCTGCTGGGCTGCCAGCCGAGCTTGCGGACGCGGATTTCGTTCGGCGTGGCGATCTGGCCGTTGCGGAGCGTTTCGATCTCCTGCGCCAAGAACTGCGGGTCGGGGGTGAGCAGCAGGTGCTCTTGGACCCCAGCTTTCTGTTCGCCGGGCAGCAGGTCGCCGTGGACCTCCTCAAGCGGCGTCGTGTAGCCCGAGAGGGTGAGCGTCGTGAAGCGCTGCATTTTCTCCTGGGCTGTATGTGCAGGAGCTGGTGTCTGGCGCAAGAGGGCATCGGGGATCAGCTCATCGGTGCCGAACCATGCCGCCACCACGCTGCGGGCATATTGGAGGGTCTGCAAGAACTGGGCTTCGTCCGGGGAGACCATCACCTTCTCGGGCTTCAGGCCCGAGTCGAGCACCAGTGGCTTGTGGGCGTTCTCAAGGCCGCCGTGCTGGACGACGAACTTGTCCGCGATCCGCTCGACCTCGGCCGTCCCGAGCTTCTGATCGGTCGTCAGGAGGAATGAGGGAGATGCGCCCTGGGAGAACCACGTCGAGCCGAACTCGTAGGCGGCGAGGGCCAGGGCCCCTGCGATCCCCGCGTACTGCACCGTCGAAAGCCCCCGGCGCGACTGCGGCATCGACATGAACGGGATGTGCACCACGTCGCCTGGGTCCAGCAGTTTCTTGTCGTTCGCCGCGCCGTAGATGTACATCGATTCGCCGACGTTGCTCGCCCGACCAGCGGCCACATCTTGGGGCGAGGCGACCTTCACTTCCATGAACGCCGGGTGCAGGACCTCGATCGCCGAGGCGTAGGCTTCCGGTTTGGAGCGGGCGAGGATGTACCAGAACGACTCGCCGAACAGCGCCATGCTCATCAGCGTTTTGCGCCGGCCGTCGTACTGGTAGACCTTGCCGTTCGCGCCGAGGAACGTGGCGGTCAAGAGGCTCGGCTGCTTCTTCAGGTACTTGCGATACGGGATGTTGTCCTTGTCCAGCTTGTCTTCGTAGGCGCGGAGGTTCCCGGTGCGGAGGATCGCGGTGGTGATGAGCCGCAGGGAGGTGAAGACGACGTCGAGCTGCAGGAGCGTGTGCTCAGTTACGAGGACCCCGGCGCGTTGCATGTCTCCAAGCCCCGGCGGTGGTATTGCCGAGAAGTCCGTGTAGCCGTAGCCGTTGGGCCAGGAGCCGCCGATGCTTGAGCGGGTCTCGACTGCCTTGTTGCCTCGGGTGGTGGCGAGGATCACGCCGGGTCCTTTGGCTTGAAGCGCCTCGGGTGCGCGCCGAGCGGGATCAGCGGATCGCGTCGGCCGTTGTGGTGGGCGTTCGCCTCCTCGGTGCGCTGAATCTGGCAGTCGATCGGCAGGCCGGTCATCTGCTGTCCGAGCGCCGAGAGCGCCATGCATGCACGATGACGTCTGGATTTACAACGGCCCCCTCCGGCTCGCGAACGGTGCCTGCGCCGCCGAACATGGCGATAAACGGCTCGTCGTCGAGCATGATGCGCACGTCCACGTCCCGGTAGTCGGGGCGTTCGAGCACGGAGCCGACGAGGTAGGGCGTCTCGCCGATGCAGTCGGTGATCTGCGCGCCGAACGCTCGCAGCTTGAACAGCGCCAGCGGCGACGGCACGTAGTTCACGCGCTCGCCCATCACGCCACTCTCCTGCCGTAGACCGCGCCCGGCCGCTGATCGTGCAAGCGTGCTCGCCGGGGCTGCTCATCTGGCACAAGGCGTGGCCGCCTGGGGACTCGCCGACGCTCCTGCTCCTCCGCTATCTGCTCAGCCAACGCCTCCAGCTCGGCCTCGGACAGACTGGAGAGCCCGATCCATTCCGGGGTCACGATGCGAGCACCTGATAGAAGCTGACGTTCTCCCGCGGCACCTCGACGTGCCCCAACAGGTCAGCCGGGCGCCCATCGGTCTCAGTGATCGCCTGGGGTGCCCACAGGACGAACACGGGGCGGGACTTGATGAGCAGGCCCTCGATCGTGGGGCCGTCCTTGAGGTGGACTCGGACCTTCCGCTTGCGTTTTCCCAGCACGGCGACCTCCCGGTTATGCTTTCGGCGATGGACGATCCGGCGTGCATCTGCCATCGGCTCGAACCGGGCGAGGAGTGCCCAGCGTGCGATCTGACTGACCCGCTCACCGAGGGGGAGCGAGAGCTGGCCGACCGCCAGGAGCGCTATGCATGGTTCGGCGAGGCTCTGAGGGCGGCGCACGCGGAGGGCAAGGTCAGCTCGCAGGCCGTGCGGTTCTTCATCGTCCAGCAGCAGCCGCTGTTGTATGACGGGAATGGTGAGCCAGCGCTAGACCGCAACGGCGAGCTGATCTTCGACGTGGGAGCCAAGCCGATCTACTTCGGCCGAGCGCAGGCGTACAGCTACACGGCCGATCCCGCGACCGATCCCTCAGCGCGCACGGTCGCCGGGACGATGGAGCTGTCGCTTGAGATGCTAGATCGGGGCGACCGCGAGATGCTGCTCAGATTCGTGTGCGAGGACCTCAACGCAGAGCACGCCCGCGAGCTGGCGAAGGCCCGCGCGCAGCGGCAGGCGAGCGGCGGTGTCTGGGATCCGGCTTCGGTCGCCGACCGGGAGACGGTCGTCCTGCATTACTGCCCGGTCTGCAGCGAGGTTCGGGAAGGCCGGGCGATGGAAGCCCACATCCGCGAGCACCACCCGGCAGTGGCCGCAGAGTGGCGTGCGCCCCGCCCTACCTGAACCCCCCGCGCGGCATATCCTCCAACCGGATGAACCCCGGCGGGTCGGCGCTGCGGTCGGCCGCGCGCGCGGGCTCGGATGCTTGCTCCGCTGCCGCCTCTTTCGCCGCGATGATCTCACCCAAGTCCCACACCTGCGGCGCCCCCTGAGTCCGTACCCCCCACAACGCCAAGGTGCAGGAGACGAGCGGGGTGATGATCGCCTGAGACTTCCGCGACCACTTCCAGGCATCGAGCAAAGGCTGGGTGGTCGCTCCCGCGATGGCGGCGTCGAGCTCGGGCTGGGGCGGCAGGTAGCGCAGGCCCTTGTCGCTCACCGATTGCAGGAAACCTCCGCAGGCGTCCTTGTAGTCCGAGGCCGTGGTGGTGACCACCTGGATCCCAGCGTCTGAGAGTTCTTTGAGCAGGTTCGCCAGGTCGATGCGCGGGTCCACAACGAGCCGAGCGTCGGGGTATTTCTCAAGCCAGGTCTTCGCGGACTCGACCAGCCAGCCGATGCTCCGCGCGTGCTCGACGACGCCGACGTGGTAGAGGCCATCGCTCCGAACTCCTGCTGCACTCAAGGTCGCCCACGCCTGCCCCGGGTCCACGTCGAACGCGAACATGTGCCCGGACTCGATCCGGCTGCCCGGGTCTGCGAGTGCTGACCATGCCTGCTCTGAGATGACCCGGTTCGCGTCCCCGGAGATGTCCGGGCACTTGGGCACCCCCAGGCGCTCGACGGCGAACTGCCGGTCGCTCATCGCCCGGCGCTCGTTCGCGATGTACTCCAAACCTATCCTGCTGAGCCCTGGGTTGGCTTCTGCCCACCTTGCCGGGTCGTCGAGGATCGACGCCGGGACCGTGCCCGGGTCGTCCTTCATCGGGTCCTCGCCCACCTTGGCCGAGTGCTCGAAGTAGGCCAGGGAGGGGTCGCCGCCGGCGAGCGCTCGAGCGCGGCGCTTGGCCAGCACCACGCCGTCGTGCGCCGGGTCCTCCTCGTCAGGGGCCGAGCCCGCGAGCCAGATCTGCGGGTTCGGGCGGGCCGAGAGCGTGGGCACCGTCGCGCCGAGGAAGACCTCCGGCAAGATCATCGCCTCATCGAGGTAGAGGCAGTCGGCGGAGAATCCTCGCCCGCCCCCGCCGGTGCGCGCCTTGAAGCGGATCCGCCGGCCGTCGCGGAGTTCGATGCCCTCCTGCCCGTGGCTTCGGGTGATGCCGACCAGCTTGCCCCCGCGCTGCTTGACTTCCGCGCGCAGCTCATCGCAGTTTTCGACGATGAAGGCCAAGCGCCGGAAGATCTCCATCGCCGTGTCGAACAGGTGCGCCGAGTAGATCTGCAGTTGCTCCTCGACGACGTACAGGCCGCCGAGCTGGCGGGCGATCAGCTTCTCTGACTTGCCGTTCTGCCGCGGGTCGATGTCGCAGCACTCGAACGCCGCCCACGGGTGGATCAGAAGCTCGCGCGGATGAGTCGGGCACGGGATCGGCTCGGCCGTCCGGTGGGTGCAGCGCGGGCACTTCCAGTCCGAGGACTCGCCCATCTCGTGACGGAGCTCGACCTGCTGCCATTCGTCCAGCTCGATGCCCGCCAGGCGGGCGAGCGCGATCGTTTCATCGCCCGACGTCGAGGCGTAGGCCGGGTAGGACTCAATCCTTGCCCGCTGGACTCCCCGGAGCGAGTCGGAGGGCGCGGCCAGAGCGGATGTCATGCAGCTGGCCCTCCTTCGTGTCGGGCGGGCACATCTCTCTGAGCTTGGCCATCGCGGTGAGCAGCGCCTTCGCGCACTCGCTCGGTGAGCCATCGCCGCTGTCCAGGCGCGAGGCCATCGCCAGAGCAGCGGCGGCCTCGGCCGATTTCGCCACGTCCGCCGGCATGCGCTTCAGGTCACGCTCGACTGCCTTGACTGCCCTATCGTTCGCGGGAGGTTTGCCCGGCGGACCGGCCTTACCGCGCGGACGGGAGGGTTTGCGCGCGGGGACCTTGCGCTTCGGCTTCGCCGCGGGCTTGGCTTTCGTGGCCCGCGTCGGTTTCGCGGCGGCCTTGCGCTTCGCAGGTTTCGGAGGTTTCCGAGGCTTCGCAGGTTTCGGTGCGGCCTTGCGCGCGGTCATCCGAGGTCGCCGAGGTAGTTGGGCGCGGGCTGCCGCGCGCTGTCAGAGAGGCGCCGGCCGGTAAACCACGCGCCGCAGTTGGGGCAATTGCCCGAGTCCTGCTCGATGCACGGCTTGCCCGAGATGATGACCTGGCCGTGATTGCCCCACCCGCAGGCCGAGCACTGACAGTGCCAGTCGTGGACGATGATCGTCGCGCCGTAGGTTGCGGTGCTCACAGCCACGCCCTCGCCGCCGCCCGCACGACCCTCGGCCGCCGCTTCATCCGCTCGAGCACCGTGTTCCGATTACACGCCTGGTGCATCGGTCCAAGGTAGACGGTCGGGTCGAACGGATGATGGCCGAGGTCCCATTCTTCGCCGGGGACGATGTATCGGCCGCCCGGGTGCTTGCAGCGGGGAGCGGCGCAGAAGCACTCGCCGCGCTCGACGCGCTTGGCTTCACGCGCGCGCAGGTGCCTGTGCTGGGTGCCGTAGCGCGACTTCACGATCGCCTCGTTTCAGCGGTGTTTGTCACGGTCGGGGAAATCCCGAACTGCGACGGTCACAGATCGACCCCGCCGAGACGCGATGGCCCCCCCTATCAACGACGGGCGGCTCATCGCTCACTGCCGTGCTGCTCTCGCTCGTATCGTCTCTTCGATCGCAACGTGCGCCTCGCATCCGCGCACGTACATCTGCCAGCCGTTGTCGTCCTCGCCGAACCTGACCTGCACCGGCTCTGACCAGTCGCTCAGCGTCTTGACAACTGAGCGCGCGACCGGGACCTGCACCGTGTCGTCACGAGATGTGGCCACACGAGTTAGTGTCTTGGCGATGAGCAGCGTGTAGCCCGTGTCGATCGCGGTGGCTGTGCGCACCAGCAGGAACACGAGCTCGTGTCTGAGACGGTCACGCATTGAGCCTCCTCAGCATCGCGGTGGCTGCGAGTTCGGGTGTCCAGCTGGCGGCTTCGGCGAGCTTGTTGCCGTCGTATGGATAGCCCGTCTGTCGCGTGGCGAGCTGCGTGTAGATCGTGATGCGGTGCGGCAGGTTCGGCAGCTCGTGCTCTGACTCATAGCCACCTAGTCCATGCTCGGTGCAGTAGCGATCCAGCTCGGCTGTGACATAGCCGGGCAGGGTGAGTCGCCCTGTTGGCGCTGGCGGGCTATTCGTCGAAGGCGGGTTTGACCGGGATGCTCGCTGGCTGCGAGGCTTTGAACGGCGCTGTCGTCGTGACACTGACCGACCACTCTCCTGCTTCTGTGAGTGCTTGTTCGGCTTCAAAGACGCCTTCGGTGACTTCCGTGACCGATGGTTTGGTTTCGACTCCACGATAGGACTTGAACGTGAAGACGCAACTACCGGGTTTCACGGGTTTCGTGGGCGTGACCGATCTCGGGTTCGTGACCGTCGCCTGCGGTACCCAGACATCGCCGACGTGGAAGGCCATCGTCTACTCGCTCTCGATCGTGATCCGTGCCTGCCGGTTGCTTGCGACGGCGATGGCGGCTTGGCGGTCGTTGGCGACCGTGATCCGCGCCTGTGGATAGCTGGTGAGCGTGATGTAGCCTGGCGGAGGTACCGGTTCAAGCGTCAAGATGGCAACGCGGAAGCCGACGCTCGC